GTCCTCCAACGCTGCGAGTCGTAAAGGCTCAAGGTCTTCTGTTGTCCAGAAATCCTTTGCCAGCATAATTTTCAAGTGCTCTTTGTTGCGGGACAAGCAATCTGCCCAGTCTTCGTCTGTCATCTTCTCAGGCTGTCCTGCGTTGATGACGGCTACGCTGTCGAGGGCAGCAGAGTAGTGCTGGGCGATTTGTTCTGCGGTGATTTCATTCATGCTGATGCTCCATTGATTTGGGCTTTGAGGTTGTCAACCTCTGCTTTGAGTTCTTGGATGGACTTGACAAGAATTGCAACCATGTTGCTGTAACCAATTTCGCTTGGCGTGTCATTGCCTTCATCATCTTTCCAATATTCAACATACTCTGTCATACCTAAATCATGGAAATCTTCAGCAATAAAACCAGCCCGTTGTTTTTGGTTTGGCTCATCGTTATAGACAAAGTACTTTGGACGCATTTGCATCAATGCAGTCAAACCTCTGTCGTAGTCAACAATGTCGTGCTTAAATCTGCGTGATGATGAGGTAACAAACAATTGACCTGCACTTGAAGACCAGTGCATATTTGCTGTGCCACCCACAGGCATTGCTGGAATGTATGCGTATCCTGAGTTGTCAATATGCAGTCTAGGATTCCCATCCCCATCAGATAGCACAATTCGGTTGCTTGCTGTGCGAATGTCTAAGCCGCCTTGGTTGCCGTTGTAGCTACCAATGATGGTATTTTTAGAGCCTGTAGTAATTGCATCTCCGCACCCTGCAACACCAACACGAGGAGCGCCTACAAATGTATTCTGCGTTCCAGTTGTTAAAGAGTAACCAGCACCTTGTCCAAAAATGACGTTTCCTGCTCCTGTTGTAATGCTATACCCCGCCTGATAACCCACAGCAGTGTTGTTAGATGCTGTGGTGTTGGATAGGAGGGCTTGCTGACCAAGTGCAGTATTAAAGTTTCCGGTTGTCAAACCAGCAAGGGAGTTGCTGCCAATTGCGGTATTTGAGCCTCCAGCAGAAGAACCGCTGACACCAAGCATGGCGTTATAACCAAGAGCTGTGTTGTTATTGTTTGTTTGGTATTGGGCAGCGTTTGAACCAATTGCTGTGTTTTGTAAACCTGAACTTGTACTTGCCAAAGCACTAGCACCAATAGCAGTGTTGGTAGCCACAGCACCTGCGCCACGGCCTACGGTGAGTCCATCAATAGTCGCTGACCCTGTGCCAAACTGCGCTTTGTTTGACCCTCCAGCAGCAATCGCTACTGTATCTGCGGCGGGGTAGAAGATACCTGTGTTAGGGTCTGCACCTTGTACGGCTGGCGTACCAGCAGAGCCGTCTACACCCGCTATGCCTGTTGTACCGTTAATCGTAATTGCCATGTTGTCTCCTTAAACCACAGTCCAAACCGAGCCACTCGCAACAGTTACCGTAATACCTGAGTTAACTGTTACAGGACCAGAAGATAAACCATTAAAACCAGTATCAACGGTATAGTTTGCTGCAATAGTATTTGCATTTACAAAGATACCGTTTAGAGCTACTGGCGCAGATGCTTGAAGTTCGCCCGTACTAGGCTTGTACAACAACTTGGCATTGCCGGTATTTAAACTACTAGCCGTACCGCTAGTGCTAGTTACAAATGTTGGGTATAGGTTAGTTGTGGTGCTTGTGTCGTTTGAGATGGTAATACTTGTGCCGCTGCTTGGCGTTATCCAAGAAAGAGCGCCGGTACCATCGGTTGATAAAACTTGACCGTTTGATCCATCTGCCGCGGGAAGTGTCCAAGTGACATTTGAAGTGATGTTTGCCGCACCTTGAAAGGCCACCCAATTCGATGAGTCGCCATCAGCAAACCGGACATCGCCTTGACCATTTAAAGTAAGGTTGCCGGCAATTGTCTGATCTTGAGTAAAGGTTTGGGCAATCCCTAGTCCGGCTACCGTGGTGCTTGTCGCAGGGAAGGTCATTACCGTGGAGTCTGTGCCGGACAAAGTCAGCGATGCGTTAACCGTCAGGGTCTTAGCATCCGTTCCCGCCAAAGTCAGGGTGGAGTTCGCGGTTAAGGTCTTACCATCCGCAACGGTTAGGGTAGATCCACTTGCCGGGGCGGTAATTGTTACCTTGTTATAAGTTCCACCCGTGATGTTTCCTGTGGTATCGGCAATCGTTACCGCTGAGTTTTGGATCAACTTCCCTGTTGTTCCATCAAATCGAACCACCGCATCATCTGTTGCTGATGCAGGGCCAACCACATCACCATTGCCATTAGATGTCCAAGAAAGACCTCCTGAGCCATCGGTGGTTAGAACTTGGCCGCTATTACCATCATCGGATGGCATCGTAAGAGTGTAACTAGATGCCAAGGTTCCGGGGGCTTGCAGGGCAACATATTCGCCTCCGGTCGTGTCTTGAAGCCTTAAATCGCCTTGTGCGGCAATCTCAACCTGAGTAAACACCCCCGTATTTGCAGTTGTAGCCCCTACGGAACCGTTTAGTGGCCCGGCAAATCCCGTGGCGGTGATAATCCCTGCGGAAATCGTTACCCCGGAGTTATCCTGAATGAGCTTCCCGGTAGTTCCGTTGAAGGTAGGTATCGCATTAGCAGTAGCAGAGGCGGGGCCAACGACATCGCCTAAAGCTCCAGAACCGGCCGCCAAGAGTTGCACCGCCCCAAGATTGTCCTCGTAATAGAGCTTTCCATCCGTAATGTTGATGGCCAACTCGCCAGGGACAAGGTTTCCGGATGTCGGAGCGGCGGCTGCCGTAGTACTGTAATACAACGATATAGGGGTGAATCCCGCTTGTGCCATTTAGAAAGTACCTCCAAAAATACCGGTCGTGGCTACCACCGTGCCTGCCGTTAAAGTGTTCGTAGAAGGATTGTAAGTAAGATCTGAATCTACCTCTACCGCCTGGTTACCTGATGTCGCATCTACGAAAGCTGGGTAGAAAGTTGCGTTTACGCTCGTAGCCGTTACTGCCACATTTGCGGCGTTTGTCGCGGTTCCAATCGATATGCTTCCTGGATCAGACCATTGTGGAGCGGTAGCTCCGGCGGTCAAAAGATACCCTGAGGAACCCAAATTCAGGGTTGTGGTCGCATTTGATCCGGTTTGATAAACCAACGACCCTGCTGCGCCGCCGCTAACATTAGTTGCAGTTGTGGCCGATCCTACCGACAAAGTGGACTGAGCCACATACCCTGGAGCAGTCCCGTTTGAGGCTAGGACATACCCATTTGCCCCAACCGTTAGCCGATCCAAGGTGGTTGATGTATTGGCAAATATCAGGTCTCCGGTTGCGTATCCGGTAATGCCCGTGCCCCCCAAAGTCGCTAAAACGGGGCTTGTAAGGCTAAATATAGTCCCGGTGAGGGTTAGCCCTGTGCCGGCAGAATAGACCTGAGAGGCTGAGAATTGGGTATAGGTTAGGTTTGTGGTTCCAATGATTATTGGGTTATTAGTGGTCAGGACATACGACTCTCCAGCGCCCGTTAGACCCTCTTGAACAAAAACATAATCGCCCTGAGACATTCCGGTTGGGCTATTGGGAACATACCTATCTGCATCTGTTGCACGGGTCAGAACCCAAGGTGTAGATCCATTGCCCACGGTTGTAACCGTATAAATGCCGTTATGGGCGGCGTTGGCTTGGTTGTAGACCAATACCCGATTAGTGGATGAAAGGTTCACCCCATCGATCTGAATGGCCGCATTGGCTCCGGCATTTGTAAGGATCGCCCCAACGCCGGCATTTACGGTTCCGGTGATTGTTAAACCGGTGCCATTGGTAAAGGTGGTGATTTCAGGCCCACCAAAGGACAACGACAGGGTTACCTGATTGGCTGCCGGAGCTGAGTAAACATAGTAGGCGGTACCCGAAACGATGCCGTTTGCCGTGACTGAGAAGACAATCTGATCGTTTACTGAGATGCTTGGAGAGGTTGCGAAGGTCAGGGTTGTGCCGCCGGTAATGTCCGTGGCCGTAACGGCAGTCCCGCCTGGGGTATAGGTGGCATTTAAAGCCGTTGGTGTCTCTACCCGAACCGGGGTGTGAATCGTAATCCCTGAAGAAACCGCATCATCAACATACTGCTTTGTGGCCAACTGTAGAGCCGATGAGGGAGGCTGCGTTACCGTGACTGAGGTCAGACCGGCAAGGGTTGTCGCCGTGCCGCCAAGGCTGATTGCCGTGGTTCCTACCGTAATAGCACTATTTTGCAAAGCACCATTTGGGATGCTTGTAAAGTTAGTACCGGTAAGGGTAGGGGCGGTCGAATAAGAGGGGGTTGTGCCTCCGACAAGAACCCCGGAGGCCGTGGCCAACATCGAAGTGGCACCGGAGCCTGTTTGGTAAGGAATAGATCCTGCCGCTCCCCCTGCAAGGTTTGTTGCGGTTCCTACGGCCAAAGTGGACTGAGAAGACCATTGCGGAGCGGTTCCTGAGGATGTTAAGACTTCCCCAACCGCGCCAATACCTACGAAGCTCGTGGCTCCGGCACCGGTTTGGTATGGCAAAGAACCGCCTGATCCACCCGACAAATTGGTAGATGCCGTTGCGGTTGCGGCGTTTCCGCTGATGCTGATGCCCCAAGTGCCCGTGGCATTTGTTCCCGAAACGCTCGGCGCTCCGATTGAGTTATAACTGATCGTAATCGGGGCTGAACCGTTATAAGTTGTCCCTGAGGCTGAGCCTGAACCGGAGTTGTCCATGGTCAGGGCATTGGCCACCGACCCTGCCTGTCCCGTTGTGTTTTGATTTAGGGTAGGGACATCTGCGGCATTAATTGAGCGGAAAACAGGGGTGCCGGCAGTTCCATTGGGTGAGGCTAAAAATAGGTTTGAGTTTTGGGAAGCCCAAGCGGCGGTCAAAGTACCAGCGGCAGTAACCGGGGAGTTTGTAACCGTGAAGTCACTTGGCATCGAAAGCCCGACTGAGGTGACCGTGCCGGCTCCGGCGACTGCTGACCATACAAAGGCTGAGCCATTCCACTTTAAGAAGGTGTCAGTTACGGTCGGTACAGAGACAAATCCTGTCGTACTTGCTGCTGTTTGGTAGACGATTTGGTTGGCTACCCCGCCATCTACTTGGCCATTACCTATGTTCCTCCAAGAACCGCCTTGGTAGCCCTGTAAGCGGGTTGTGTCGGTGTTGTAGCGGATCTGTCCACCTGACCCCGCGGGGGTCTGAGCGGTCGTTCCTGAGGGTACTGTAACCGCCCCCGTGCCCGGAAGGATGGCGTTTGAAGTAATCGAAATAGTTGGATTGCCAGGACCGGCTCCATTTGCCACATCGATTTGATTGGCCGTGCCGGTAATTGATACTGAGGTGGTTGAAGACCCCCCAACAACCCCAAGAAGTCCCGTTCCGGATAGTGCATTTATTGTCCCGACCGTTCCCGATAGAGAGAAGGTTGGGTTTCCAGCGACTCCGTTGGCATCTGAGATTGCGATGCCGTTTGCTGAGGTCGCCAAAGACCGGTTTATGACCGATCCGGCACTTTTGACTATGAACCCGTTGCCGGCAGACTCCAAAGACCCTGAGGCACCATTTAAGGTTATCTGAAGGGTACTTTGAGCTCCCCCATCAACTAAGCCTATACCTAAGCCACCCGACAAAGCCCTTGAGTTAGTTAAAAGAGGCTCTTGGTTTAGGGTAATAAAGGTTTGGGTAAGCGGGGGAGAAGTCGAAATTGCCCCCGTGGTCGTCTGTACGGTCTGCCCGTTTTGAACGATAGGAACCGCCTCAGAACCGGTTATGGGGCCTGCGGCGGGAAGCTGGGTAATAGTGACTTGGGCTGAGGGCATTATTCGCTCGGGCTAATTACATCTAGGTTTCCATTGGTTTCCGGGTTGTCGTTATTGCCTTGGGTAGAGATCAAAAACTGCCCATAACCGCCTGTCTGAAGCGCAGGCTGCACATTGGCAACGCTTACATCCGGTCTCGGGAAGCGAAGATTGATCCTCTCCGTCTTCCTTGCAGGTAATCTATAAGGGTCAAACTCATCCTTGCAACCCTCATCACAGACCCGAAGGCCTGGGAAGTTAGGATCTGGCCCCATATCCACATAGGCTCGCTTCATCTTGCATCGATCACAGATTGCAATCGCTACCGATGAGAGTCCACGAGTGTCTAAAAATCGGGGCATTATCTTGTGTACACCGAAATATTAGGTGCGTAGTAAATAGGCGACTTATCCCGCTCTTCTTGCTCAGCCTCATAGATGTACTGATCGGCCATCTTTTCTAGGTACCCGATCCGGTCTGGAGCCACATTAGGCAACTCCAAAGCCATCCGGTGGGCAAGCATAAAGACTGTGGCCTCATACCACCTTTGGGGCACTTCAAGCTCATTAGTAAGAGCGCCCACATCCATGATCTGCCTGGAATACCACACCGTCATCTGAATAAAGGGGTCAGAGGGCACCGGCCATAGGTACATGGTCGGCTGAGGAATAGTGCGGTCAAACCAATATTGGTAGGGCTGATTGGCCGTAAAGTTTTGATTTGGGAGGTTTGTGTAGTCATCCCGGTTCAATCGAGCCATTTGGACTAGGCGAGCATTATTTCCTATATACCACTCCCGAAGGGCTAGGATCGTTCCGCTATAGGCTCTAATGCGGTAGTACTCCACATTCTGTCCGGGATCGACATCAGTCCATATCCACTCATTGTCGGTGACCGCTACTTGCCCCAAGTCCTCAAGCGTGTTCCAGGTACTTCCGTCAACCGAATACTCAAAAATGATAGACCAAACAGAACTACCACCGCCTGCAATGTAAGGCAGAAAACCAATGGAGCCAGCATAAATTGGGTTATCGGTTCCAAAGGAGACTGAGATGTTTCCGTTGGCCGTGGTTTGCTGACAATAAGTGTCAATATCGGAGTCTGCGACGAAGCCAACGGTACCTCCTGCGCTAGTAGCATAGTTCCCAACAGGGCGGTTCATCGTGCGGTAAAGCACATTTAAGGCATCTACCGAACCGAGGGGTAAAGAATAAATGTACTGATTGGCCTTTAAGCCAAATACTTTTTTGCTGATTGCCCAATAATTTATGCCCTTATTTGCAAGAGCAGACAAGGCAAAAAATAGAGACTCTCGAGCAGACACAACTTGCTCTGAAGTTAGCTCTTCAGCGAGCTTTCCACATCTCCGTGCTCCATGGTCGATCATCGTTTGAACATTGATGACCGTGGTTCCTACGGTTCCTGAATAGGCCATTTACCACCCCGGACAGTTCCAACGCTTCATAGATGCGCGGGAACGACTTCCCCGCTCGCTTTTTTCTGCAATTGCACCCATACGGGCACAAAATGAATTTCTCCGACCGCCGCCTTGAGGTTGGGGCGCTTTGAGGTTGCTTCCGGTTTCCCGGTTGTACTTAGCCCTACCTTTTGCGGTCAATCCTGCGCCCTGAGATACAGATAACTTCTCACCCCGGCCAACAGAAAGGTTTACATCACCACCTTTTTTCATCTCACTAGGTAATTTTGAGTAAGACTTCTTGCCCACATTAGACTCAGTAAACTCCGCGGCTACAGATGGCTTTATCCCGACCTTTTTGGCAAACTTGGGGTTGTACTCAACGGCCTTCATGAGCCTGTATTGAGCTTTTGATTTGGCTGGCATTTATGATACCTGTTGAACGCTAACGATAATTGATGGAATCGCTGGATAAGCAGGAGTTACTGATGCCGGCAAATGCTCAAGAGTTAGTTGAGTTGATGATGGCAGCCAAAAGATTTGAACATAATCAGAAGAATTTAAATCTAAAAATATGTTCCATGCGGCGACCGCGTAACCAAAGATGCTTGCTGATTTTCTAGCCGGAACAGTAACTATCGTTGCAGAATTGGCAAGGTCACTACCATTGACCTTAAACCAAATAACTACTTCTTGCTGGGCGTTATCAACATTTTTAAATTGAGCACTAAACTGAAGGTCATAAACACCTGTGTTTGGCACAGTAATTTCAGAATTGTTTACAAGTGTGATGCCATCGGTTACATCTTGAGTGTTATAGGTTATGACTGTTCCGGCAGATATGTTTCCTGTCTGATCGGTGCTATCACTCCATGCGCCGTAGGCTCGATTGTAGGCAATGATGTCTGCAACAGTAGTTTTCCTATTGTCTCCGCTTTGAACGACCGGGACTAATTCAGCACCTGTAAGCGGCAGAGTTGCCGCGGTCATTGCTGAGATTTTGGTATCTGCCATTTAAGACTCCAATTCAATCTTGTCGTTATTTTCTTGCAATACATATCCCGAACTTTCCATCAGGATATAGAATGGCCCCGCAGTAACAGGACCGCGGACAATTACAGATTGGCCGCCAACATCATCACCATATCCGTTGTGGGCATCAGCCACCACTCCCGATGCTAGACCGGGATAGGTATTTGCAAAATTTGCTACCCCTTCAAAGCCGACGCCACCTGCCATTACGCAATACCTGCTTGAATCAGTTTCAGGGTCACGGTTCCCGCGCCTGAGTTCATGGTGATACGAATTGCCGTTACGGGGAAAGCGTAGTTTCCATCAGCGTTAGCAATCTGAGCGGCCACCGTGGGGTGATTGAACCAAGTTGTAAACCCAACGGCAGGGTCATCAAAACTGTGCTGAACGGTAAAGTCTACGGTTCCGGTCTTTACCACTCCAAATCCAACATTGAAAGGAGTGGCATTTAAATTCATTACGATTGGAGTGCTTGAGCCAGCTCCTGTTTGGCTTACGGTTTGTAGTTTCATGTGTTGTTCCTTAAAAAGCAGGGGCCGAAGCCCCCACCTTGTTTAGCACTTACCGCCGCGCCGCATTGCTTTTCCGTACTTGCTGTAAATCTCTACATCTTTAGATTTAGCAGCCTTCATTGCAGGGGCGTTTTCCTTATCAAACATCTTGGTTAAACGCTTTTCTGCGGGGGTCATTACTGCACCACCCTTTTTGAAGGTTCCGGAGAGCTGGTTGATGCTTACGGGTGTAGATGGTTTTTTATGACCCTGAGGCATTGATTCTGCCTTTCCGGAGTCATTTACCGCCCCACCCTTAGCATACTTTTTTGCGGCACCACCCTTCTTGTAGCCACCGCCATTGCCAAGTTTCACACCACCTGTTTTGGCAGGCGAGTGATCCGGGTGGGTGGTATCCATCTTGGTGTTCTTGTACTTCTCAGCGCCCTTTTCAGAGGCCGCAACACCGATGATTCCACCTTTAGCGTAGCAATCTACTTTGCCACCCTTTTTGTAGCCACCCTGACCGTTGACAACGCCACCGGTCGCATAGCCACCTTGGCCTTTAACAACACCGCCGGTTTTAAGACCTTTGTGAGCCTTGGAGGCGGGCATAGACTTATGCTCCTTTAACTCCTTAGCGGTCTTCATCTCTTTAGCGTGTTCGGCTTTGGTTTCGCCACCTTTTTTCATCACTTGAGCGGCCGAACCTACGGGAGCAGCGGGAGCTGCACCTGCGGGCATGGCTCGCATCATGCGACGACGAGCGGCTAAAGAAGGGCGCATGGGAGACTTACCAGGCATCGCGCCGCCACTAGCGGGCATCGACGCTGGCATTGCTGCCGGAGCCGGTGTCGCCGTGGGGGCAAGAGCACCACCCATTTGCATCTTCTTCTCTACTTTGCCACCTTTTTTGAGCTTTAACTCAACGGTAGGCTCCGTAGTCATCATTTTGACCATCGGTTTGAACTGACCCATGATTAACGCTCCTTCGCAACGAAGATGTAATCAACAGTCATGGTCTTGGCTACGGCTTCACCGTTCTGAATGGCAAATGTGACCGTAAGGTCTTCATCATCAGGCAGGTTGGTTGTTACAGAAGCACCACCAAGTACACCGTTTACAAAATACTGAATCTGCGACACACCATCGTAGTAGAAACCAAGGTTAATGAAAGTGTCATTAGCCATCGTTGCCACGGATGATGTTGTAGTCGCCGTGTTGTTTTTCTCAACCAACAGGCTCACCGAAGTGGAACCATCAGCTTTGATGAAAAACACGCCATCCGTAACATCAAGCGGAGTCGTATCAGTAATTTGCAGTCCGACTACTAAATCAGATTGGGTTGCATCGCTGACCTTGAGGCGAGCCTCAAAGAACAACTTTTTGCCCGAAGCAAAGCGATATGACTCGCCTTTCTTCTGCAACGAAACCAAATCATCGTCGGCAGCAGTATTGGTAATTAATAAAAGACCGCCATCGCCATCTGTCAAAGCCTGAGTAGCGCCGGCATCCGTTTCAGTTACAGTCCAATCTCCGGCTGTGTAATAGTCGAAGTCTTCCATGTAAGTGTGAAACAGAGTCGGCGCTGGCATTGCCAAATCAGCGAATAGCGAATCCTCTCCCACATTGGTTACACCATTGGGGAAACGAGTTACTAGATTTGCCATCGCATTCTCCTAAGAAGAGGGGGCACGAGGCCCCCGTCTATTTTTAGACGCCGGGAGTACCGTACATTGCACGAGGATCGGTAAAGCCGACATCGTAACGCTCGGTGGCTTTGTACCGCATAGTGTCGGTCTCAAAGTCGCCTTCCATGGTCTTTTCAAGGCCACGGCGCATCATCAGCTTCATACCTTCCGGTGCGTCTGTTTGTACCCACCATGCAGTCGGATTGGTCAAACGCGACAGAACGGCAGCACCCTCATCGAGCAGTCCGATGGACTTGACGGGGTTGATGTCGTTGTTAGCGTTGCCAGAACGAAGCACGGACTTGAGCAGAACTTCAGCTTGGAAGACATTGCCTGGAGCCACGACCAATTGGCGTGGAACCAAACGAATCTTCTTGCCGTTATTGTCAACCGCTTGGCGGATCTGAATAAGCATCTGCTCAAGGGAGGTCTGCGACAAGTTAGCAGGAGTCGTCAGGAGGTTGCTAAATGTTCCGTTTACGATGGGGTGTGAAGCGGAGTTCAATTGAACGCCATCACCACCAGGGTAAGAGGAGTTAAATGCACGATTCAGCACATTGGCGCTGAGCGTTTCCTTGGTCTCAATCAAAGACTGAGCAAGGTGACGCGCATACACTTGGCCGATACGGATATGGTCGCCATCCTCAACAAGAACTTTGGTCAAGGCGAAGGCTAGGCCATACACCGAGTACACATAACGCTTGAGGAAGAGTACGCCACCCTGCTGATAGGTAACCGGAGTTCCATCAGGCAGTTGGGGCGCGGCACCAAATCCATAAAGGACTGGCTCTTCGTGATAGTTACGGGGGATACCTTGTTGCTCACGGAAAACTCGTGACCACTCATCGGTACGCTGGTCATAGACTCCATCGAAGCATTCGTTAAGGATTGGCTCAACTATGCTTCTAAAGTCGGTACTACGCATCGGGGCTGCCATGTTCTATGCCCTCCTTAGATCGCGTTAACAGTACCTGCGTACTGGTGTTCGCTAATTTGAACTCGTACAATTGTGTACGCATCTCCCCACGCATTATCTGGGTAGGGGGCTAAGTCGATAACACGACATTGTTTGGCTGCACCAGAACCTGCTGCCGTTGTGCCTAAAGTGGCTTGCGACAGACCGGTAGTGGTCGAACCGGCAGTTGGGTTTGTAATGTCAAATTCATCACCAACAGCCGCTTGTGTCAGAGAGCCATCTACTTGGATCTCATAAACAATGATCGGATCTTGGTAAAAATAAGCAATTACGGAACCAACTAGGAACGACTCATTGGCAGGCCAATAGTTGCTAACACGACGGCGTCCGGTGGCATCAGTCCACTCAACACCAGCAAACGCTCCGAGGAACGCATCACCGGTGCCGGCAACTACGATATAGCCAGCGGTATCCATCTTGACGGGTTGACCTTTCAGGATCGTGGTGGCGTAACCAGCCGACACATTTCCTGTGGTCGATACAGCTTGAATTCCGTTTGCGAGAGCGAAGGCACGATCCAAACCAGAAGGATGGAACGCGGGGCGCAATCCAAACGGAGCAGAGGTAGCACTCATTTCTTACTCCTTAATGGTTGATAAATCCTCCCTGTGCCATTATTGAAATGCAGGCGCAGGTAGGGGTTTGTCAATATCGCCTAGTCCATCACCCTCAACCTGTCCGAGTCGTTTACCCGAACTGTCGCGTCCAACTTGTGACTCAGCCTGCACCTTGATTTTGTTTGCTTCCTCTAAGGGAGCATCGTGGTGGAAGTGAGCCATGATGTCTTGATATTGTTCCTCTGGAATTTTGAACAAGAGCATCTCATTGCAAGCGACATATCCAACATATTCTCCAGCCTTTACGCGATAGTTTTCGTAACCTTTGATATCCTCAGCTTTAACCGGTACATATCCAAGACGAATTCGCTTATCGATACTGTCGTAACTGTTAGTGGTTGATAGCCAACAGACGTGCCACCCAGGTATTAGGGGGGCGTTTGGCAGCGCACTTTGTGTCCATTCATCTTTCCACATCTTGCGACGCTCTTCGGATGATACGAACGAGTCCTCTGGTGCCTTTCGGCTGTCGTCCTCGCTTGAGCGAGTTTCGCGTGAACCAGCGGATAAAGATTTTTTGAGTCGAGAATCCATTTTTTAGCTCCTATTCTGTCGTGCTTGTTCGGCGTATTTTTGAGCCATCCGGGCGCGTTTCTTTGGGTCATCCCAAAGTCCTGCATCTTTCATAGCTCTCACTTGTTCGGGACTTAAAGTAAAGGTGTTTCGGCTTGCGCCACCACCCGTTTCCCGCTCGCTTCCTGTCACAACGCTCCTAGGGCCTCTCTTTCTTGGAGTCTCGTCATTGGTCTCAGTATATGCACGACTTTCTTGCTCCTGCAACCGTGCATCTAATTCATCCCAATAATCTTCTGAGGCGGGGTCCCAACCTTCCCGCACAAGTTGATTATCAATTCGCTTGGCAACCCGACTTCTTGGGTCTGTACCCTCAGGGTCATACCAAGCGTTCCTGTCCATCCAAGAGTTGGCCAATAATTTGATTTGGCCGGATTCTTGGTTGTTTTCGGCAGGAGGTTGCTGTTCAGCCTGAGCCTTGTAGACCCGCATCTTTTCTATGCGGTCTTTGGTCTCATACATAAGCTCTTGAGCCTTGATCATGGCTTGGCCATCGGAGTTTTCCGTGGCTTCGCGCATCTTGGCCTTGGCGTAGTTTAGGCGGGCTTCCTCATCCTGAATGGCTTTATCAAGTCGGGCAATGTCAGAGATGTGGGACTTCTTCTCAATTGCCGCCAACCTGGCCATCAGTTCTTGGTTCTGCCTAGCCAATAAAACCAACCGCTGGTCTTTCTCCTGGTTGGTCTTCTTGATGTAGTCCTTTTTGGCTCTACGGCGGGCACGGCGAGCCTCCCTTACCGCATCGGTGTCGTCTGGGTGATCCTCATCGGACTCGTCAGCCTCACCGCCTTGGGCTTTTTGCTCTTCGGCCTTTGGCTCTTCTTCGGCCTCTTCAGGCAGAAGTCCCTCAGGAACCTCAAAGGTCGCTGAGCCATCCTTTTCTTCAGATACCTTTATTTCTTGCTCTTTAATTTCTTCACTCATGGTTTTCCCCTATATGAAGGCTTTCATGGATAGTGGGTCGCCGGTCAATTTGGCTATCACTTCGTGGTCGTTGATCACCATAAATAGTGATGGCTCTTCGTCAGGCTTGCCCGGAATAGGCACTTCCCATCGATCACCGCCCCATTTAGGTACTCGTATGTAATCGCCCACTTCGCACCAAGACCCCTCAGGCCATGGTTCCATGGTGTCGCGCTTACGGAACGCCAATGGCCCAATCTCTAAAACTTGGGCGACCATGTTGTTCCACTTTTCGGTTTCTTTAGTTTCTTCAACCAAAATAATCCCTGCGCTTGTTGCCTTCTTTTTTGTGCGCCGCAACTGAACCAAAATGCGAGCACCAAGAGGTTTAGCACCGGGGTCTACGCTCGGAAATGCCCAAGCCAACTCAGCGTTATCACACGCTACCGGTTCATTCATCTTCATCATCTTCCTTTAATAGGTTGTTAAGTATGTCCAAGGACTCCTGTAGCCCTTGATAAGTCCCAACCAAACGCTGATAAGACTCCCAAGTCGTTGCCGTACCGCCGGCAAGGGACGCGGCTATTTCAGCCTGCCTAGCCTTAATCGCGCTGATCAGATCTGAGGTTGTGTTCATTTTTTCTTAGTAGCTTGGCTTAGCCCCCCTTTCGACTGAGATTTGGTTTTCGACTCGGTTTGGGTCGATTTCATGGTTTGGCCATCAAGCGGAACGCCCATAGCCATGCGCTTGTGCTGCTGAACCAAGTCGCCTTTTTGCTCTTTGTCGTAATCAGACATTTACATCTCCTTTTTTGATTAACTCCACGGCGGACTTATCCTGGTCGAACTTCAACCGGGCCGCATCACGGGTTAACCGTGCCGTTTCGATGCGTTCCTTCATCTCCAAATCGCCCATGGCAATAGACATCTTGTACTTCTGCTCTTCCATGGCCAATTCGTAGTCTTTTTGCAACCTTGCCATCTCGCGCTCTGCATCGGCGGCCATCTCCCGATCCTTGAGTTGCATTTCGGCTTGGTCGCGCTGGGCGCGGCGCTGGGTCTCTGCCATGGAGGTATCGAGCAGAACCTTGGCATCCGCGGTGAGGGGAGGTTGGGGCTTGTACTGCTGAGCCGCTTGGATCATCTGCTGAATCGTCGGCATGATGCCCTGCAAGGTCTCTTCGCTGTCCAAGCTGATGTGTTGGCCGGCCATGGAGTAGAGCCTGTCGATGTCCTTTGGATTGACCGCCAAAGCATAATTCTCGTGCAGTTCGCCGCCCAAAGACTTGCTGACATAGCCCTTTGCCCTGCCCAAATACCATAGAACGATGTGCTGCTTGATGTGCTCCATGGCCTTAGGCATAAACTGAGGCGCAATCAATGGGTTACCCCCGAATACAGGGTCTTTAGCGAAGTCTAGGTGGCTCTGTATATGAGCCAAGTGGTCTTGCTCAGGGTAGGCAAATGCGGCCGATCCAAGGGTCATAGCCACATTCTCATTGGCAGAGTCCATCTTCTTGGGAGCCGGCACATCGATCATCAACTCATTGACCCCAGGTACCTTGATCTGCTTTAAGAACCGGGAAATCACGGCCTTGCGGTTAAAGAGGTCAGGGTTTTGCTGCATGATGGCCATAACCGCTTGGGTTTGAGCCATCCGTTGGGTTTCAGAGAAGATATGCGGGTCTGAGACCGGGACAATGTCGGTAGTCTTGGCAAAATCATCGCGGGTGACATTCAGATCCTGAACGACATCACCTTTTTTCATGTCATCCAGGTACCAGCGGTTAATCCGCCCCAAAATCCTAAGAACTCTGCCCTGAGACTCATGCAAACGGGCATGGATTGAGGAAAATACCGCCGCACCCTGCTCAATTAGCGCCTGAGTCGTGCCAACGGGGGTGTTTTGCCCCACATCTGCAATCTTTTCCTCAGCGGTCGTAACCACGCCCTTAGCCGCGTTGGTTAACCAGGCCAAAAGCTGGTACAAAACGGGGCTTGGCGGGTTAAACGGCATCGGCATGGCCAGTTTGCGGACATCATCCACCCCCGGAGCCGCTTCGATCTCAGAGACTTGGGTGATTTCCACTTGTTGGCTCTGACCCGACACCTTTGCGCCCTTTAACTTTAAGAGTGTGGCGGCGTTGTTGATGTGGGCAGAGTCTAGGAGGGCGCGAAGCGAGCCGGTTAACGCGGCGGCTAAGCCCCCAATGAGGTGGGGAAGACCTACGGCATAGGCACCACGCCAAGGAATGAACTTAAACTCCACAATCCATTCCAATTTGGTCATGGAGTCATCGCCCTCTTCCCAATTTCGGTATAGGCCAAGGACTTCGTTGTCCAATTCGTCAATCATCAAGATGTAGGGAGCCATCTCCCCCTTGGAATACTTGTCCTCAGGCACCTCTAGGAAGGTGTAGATGTGATAAACCCTGCGGACACCGTCTTCGTTCTCATCTGGCTCTTTGCCTTCGACCTTTAGGTTGGCCTTTTCTGCGGCAGACTCATCAGGGTAGGCGGTTGCCCGTACCATGGAGATGTCTCGATAGAGGTTGGCGTTAATCCGGCGCTTGAATTCGTACTGCGTTATGTCCTGAATCTCCGTAACCCGTTGGGCGGTGTAGAAGTTCCCGGCAGCAAACGGCAGCAAAACATTGTCGATAGGCAGGAACTCAGCGCACGGGCGCTTTTTGCGCTCGTCGTACCACAGTTTCATGTACTGCGAGCCACCCAAGGGAAGCTGGGTGAGCATCTGCTCCTCTTCATCACGGAACTCTTCGATTTGCTCCGTGAGCTGCCAGTTCATCCAATCCCGTTTGCGCTCTGAAACGGCCATCTTTTCATCGTTTACCTCACCCAAAATCTTGGTTTTAGTAGGACCATCGGGCGGAAACATTTCCTTGATGGCTCTAGCGGCAAAGTCAATACAAGCCTCAGCCATGATGGGGTGAACCACCTTGGAGGCACCGCTGAAGGTCGCTCCGCCGGGGGCATCGTTGCCCATTCCTGTCCGCCGGATGCCCTCTTCGTACTGCTCATCGCGCTTTTTGCGGCTTTCCTTGTCATTTCTGATAAGGGTTTGGTACTTTAGGGCGATGCTTTTGAGGTCAAAAAGGTCGATGTCCTCGTCTTCGGCCAAGTTTTGGTAGAAGTCTTCGTTCTCCATTGGCCCTTTGGTGGGCATCTTGACCACGGCTGAGCCATCAGGGAGTTCCTCAATGTCGGCCTCTGTCAGTTCGGGCAACTCAACCTCAGTCTCCGCACCCTGCTCTTCCATGGTTGGGTCAGGGATGCCTTCAACGAAGCGATTAAATTCGGGATCTATTGGGAATTCTTCAGCCATCTTATGGTTTCCTTAATTCATAGCGTGGGCAAGACCGCCCTTTTTACGCCCTGTTAGTTTTTTCTGCATCTCTCGGTACTTCATGGCGCTATCTAACCAGCTTTGATCTAAGTCTTGGAGCGGGGCAAACAACTCCAATGACTTATGCGCTCCCTCCGGTGTTTTACCCATCAGGCGCTTAGCCTCAAAGTGGGTTGGGTACATTTGCTCAACAGGCAATTGATTCTCAAAACTTCCAAAGTAATCCCCGCCCAAATCGAGCGGGTAGGTTGAATGGCCTGATTTTTCAAAGATAGTGGCTTCAGGATCAAGGCGGGCGATGGTGTAGCCCGATGCGCCACGCTCAACATCCAAGAGCTCAGGATCGGTCACGGCCAATCGAGTGGCCGCCACATCTGGGAACCCTCTCTTTTGGAATCCGGCCTTGGCCATAGCCTTTACAAACGCATCCCGTTGGCCACCAGGTCCTGTGATTAGTTTGTCGCGCAACTCCGGGTCTTCAAGCCCTGGGAAATTGGGAGCCTTGGGCTTGCCACCTTGACCCTTGACCGCTTTGACCGCGGCGTTAAACGCCTCAATGTCTTTCTTGCTGAAGGCCGATATGTCCATCTGATTGAGCAACGCTTCGGTCATCATGGTGTTGAAGTCCACCGACAGGGGACTCATGGCCGTATACACCCCGTAGATTGGCTGGCCGGACTCCCTTGCCATTTTGATCCGCTTGGCAAGCATAGATAGCACCCCTTGGCCGGAAGCCCATGCAGAGCCGGGATGGAGCCTCATAAAGTCCGGGCCACCCTCCAAGATCACATTCATGGGGGTACCTTCGATTTCCTGAATGATCCTTCCCGCTGCGGCTCTGTCTCCGGCAAACGGTATGGCTATGCCGTTTTGTATATCTTCAGGGGTAATGATTTTCCTTGGGAGGAGTTGAACCGATGGATCATCAACGACCTTCGATTTGTATTCCCCAATCGGCTTGGCTAATCTAGTCTCTGAGATGTCATGCCAATAGCCAGCGGCTTCGGCCTCAGCCTTGCTCATCCGCTTACTAGCCTTCTCTGCGGCCTTGGCAATCTTGGCTATCCCGCCCTTGGCCATCCGCTCTTCATGCCAAGCCTTTAACTTCTCATCTTTGACTAGGCCACCCTTTTTGTAGGACTGCCCAATCTTCACATCTGACTTTAAGTTGGCGGGCAGATCCATAACCCATATGCCGGTCTCAGCCTTGTTAGCCTCTTTCAAGGCTTTGTCTTCAGAGTAGCCCCCGCCCAATCTCTCATTGGTGTTGGGATCTCTCACCTCATACCACATGACTTCATCGCCAAAGCCATCTACATCACCGGTTGGCTCAGAGGTCACATCGTCATAACCGTATCGTTGAACGGCCACGCCCTTACGCTGCGGCTTGACCCCGTACTTTTTATATTGCTTTTCCAAGAACTTGGGGTAGACATCATCGTAGTACTTCTTCATCCCCTCGCCGCCGATGTCTAAGCCTTGGCCGGAGATAACGCCCTTATCCATCTCCATAACCTTCTTGCCTACGGCTTTGCCAACAACATCGGTAATTGGCTTGCCTACCGCTCGATCAAAGTGTCTTTGGGTGGAGCTTGTGACCATGCCATCATCATCTACGCCAAGCACAATAGTGCCGCCGCCCTTGGTTTGAATACTTACCGTGCGCTTGCCATCACCCTTCTCAACGCCGATAGCATCTACCTTCCGGCTTAGGGCATAGCGGTTTGCCTGTTCTTTTCCGCCGACTATGGCCACGGCATCGTAGTCATTGTCTGAGGCGTACTTTACAGCCCGCTTTAGAGCAAGCTGGTACCAATCTTCTTTGAACGGAGCATCAGGTACGCCAAGTAACTTTTGGCTACCAATCCAATCATCGTATTCTTTGGTCAGGGCATTGATGGAATCTAGATTGCTTTCATCTGTTTCTGACCATCGGTTGCTGAAGTTTTTCAGCCATTCAATTTGGTAAGGTGTCATTTCGGTGCTATGCAGAGCAATCAACTCATCTGCATCCCGCTTGGGCATTGGCCTATTTGCGCCGTACCCCTTGTCCCGACCGGCTTGGTGCCAATCCGACTGCACCTCCTCAATGACTAAGGTTTTCTTACCATCGATGTCCCTATCCTGCATTCGGATGTGAGCTAGAACATTTGGCTCTTCCCAATGAGGTGACTTGTAATCTACTCCCGATGCGTTTTTCAATGTTACGGGTTGGGTCGGGAGCGATGGATCGATCTTGGCATCTTTAATTGCCTCCTCAATCGTATTTCCGGTTCCGCGAATATCGGTGCGGCCATCAACTACATACCATCCTTTGTTCACATCAAATGTCGTACCACCAAAAACTTGACTTTGAGGCAAGATTTCCCAATTCTTTGGGATATTCACAGTTATCTCAGAGCCCTGTTTGATGTTGGTTGGCAAGGTCAGTAAGAGTTCCCGATAGTTCTTCCCGCCCGGAAGGTTCAAGTCTTGAGAGTCAAACTTAGGGGGTGGGTTATCTAAGTACCGCTTTTTGGTTGTCTCAAACCAATCCAAGTCTTCTTGTGGTATGTCGTAAAAGCCTTTTGAGATCAATGTCTCAAGCTCATTCATCTTGTTGATCTCGGCCTCAGTCATGTTTTGGGCTCGGACAACCTCTTGAACTTGGATCTTGTTGTTGTTGATGTAGTCCACCACCTCATCTTTGGTGACCGCAGTCTTGGACTTGAGCCACTCCGTAAGCCCGATAGCCTCTAACTCATCCTTCTTAACCCCTGGTTGCTTAGTGATGTCGTTTAGGAAAGACTGCCCTGAGCCTGACTTACGCTGCAGATTGACTGCCGCCTTCTCAGTCGCTGAGTAAAAGCCCAGCTCATCGGCAGGCACCTTGACCTTGCCTGATATGGCTTCGGCGGCTGATGGTGCGCCGGCAGGGGGAACGGTAGATCCACCCACGGGAAGGTTCCTTAGCGACTCAGGGAAGGCCGAATCAATCTTCTTGCCCGCCCGTGCTACCGCCCCGGAAACTTGTCTGCCGATACCTGGGATGTAGGTAACTGGCCCCAACTCAGGCAGGAACGGTACATCAGGGATCTTGGATGTCTCAATGGCTTTTGAGACCGGGGCAAGAGTCTCTCCGACATTTGTCAGGTACTCAATGCCGGCCTCCGATTGGGGTAGGGGAGTGCCCTCCTCAAGTTCTTTGATCTTCTGCTCGCCGCCAAAAAGCCCAACGAAGGGCTTGGCTAGCTCTTGGCCTACGATTGATTGGATGGTGCGAGCGGTCTCATACCCACCCCTCAACTTGTCAGCAAAGGGCAGTTCAGATACCCGCTTAGACTTGGCCTGCGCCTCTTCTTCTCGGGCGCGGTTCTCGTCTTCCATCATTTGGCGTGCAACCACGCCTTCGGGTCCGGGCGACATGAACACGGGAACCCCGGCGGCCATCTGTTTGCGGATCTCATCCCTTGGGTCACCACCGGCTTGCATCTTGACCGCCCCACCGCGGGCGAACTTCTGTTCCTTGAAGTCTTTGCAGGGTCGGCTGCGCTTTAACTGCCACCCCTTGGGCTGGGTAACTAGGCCGCCCTTCTTGTAAGGCTGGCCCTTGACTGCTGAATCCTTGAGTTTGGGGGTAAGCTCAATCACATAGACCGGTTCGGTTATGTCTCCGTAACCTTTATCTACCGATACTCCGCGGCCGGTTTTAGTCTCTGCCTCATAGAACTCCCCGCCCATCTTCTTGGCGTACTTCTCAGCGAACCTCTTGAGTTTGTTGTCGTAGAACGCCTTCATCCCCTCTTCGCGGGGGGCGACCACTCCTGTATCCTCTTTTTGCATCTTCGCCCAAGTCTTCTTGGCGATCCGGTCTTTCTGATCCTCAGATAGCCCACGGGTAGTTGCATCTACGATCCGGCGCAGTTCCTCCTCAGATGAGACTTTTTCATTGCGATTCTCATTGAGCAGACCTCTTGCTCGAGCCTCGGCCTCAAGATTGATCCGGCCTGCAATACCGCCCCGTTGCTCTGTGGCAGCAACCTTCCATTCATTCCCGCCTTCCATCTTCTGCCAAGCAATCTCTTGGGTTCCCCACCGCTTGATCTGAGCGGGGGAGGCTGAGAACCCTACGCGGTCATAGCCATTCTTTGCGGCGTAGGCAAGGATGCGCTTAACGCCCAGCTCATGCCAATTGTCTTTGTACGGGGCATCCGGTAACTGCTCTTCAAATTCTAAAAGTTTTTTACGAACACCCTCAAGTTTTGCTAACTGATCTTTCCACCTTTGGTTCAATACTTTTAGTTGTGGGTCATCTTTTACTTTATCGGTGATTTCATACCAACTCAGTTCTGCGCCCGTTTCTTCCTTTATCTTCTGTTTGAGTTCTTGCTTAATTTTTTCGTTGTAATCATCGTATTCTTCTTGAAACTTTCTAAATTTTTCTGTTTCGGCTCGCTCTTCCTGAACGACCTTTTCCCTCGCCTCAACATTTGCCTTATCAAAATAGCCGGCCTCATTGCCCCGCTGATGCCAATCAGACTGCATCTCATCCACATAGAGCATCGGCTTTCCATCGGTCGTGGTTCGATCCTGAACCCGCATATGGAGGAGGACATTGGGTTCGCTCCAATGTGACCCCTGAACATCAGTAAACTCATGATCTGGATAAGAACGGGGGTTTACAATAAGTAACAACTCCCGGTAGTTTTGCCCGTTGTCTAATTGGTAGTCTGCAAAGCGGGTTTCCCCCTCGCCCATGAGTCCTTGGAGCATGGCATCTTCTCTAGCCGCCCCCTGAGCCGACTCAAAGTCGCGATAATCCCCACGGCCTACCGGTATGTCATCAGGATCTTTAAGGTAATACCCCATGTCATCACTACCGACGATGGTATATCCAGCAGAGTTTCTCCACTCATATTCGGGGCTTTCGTAATACTCTGACTCAGCTTGGTTGTAAGCTCTTTCCTTGATTCGCTCATCAACCTCTTCATCAATCCGGCTTAGGATATTGGGGTCTTCAAGATCTTCCGGAGAATACTCATCCATGATTTCTTCACGGATTTTTTCCCTTGACCCTGGGAAATACTCATCAAACTCAAGGACATAGTCATCAGAACGGTCGCTGATATAACTGTCGTTTTCAATAACCCTTCCATCCCCGAAATCAAAGTCATTATCATTGAAGTCGCCCTGCCTGTACTCAACCTCCGCAAACTTTATCTTTTTGTTGTCGATGTAGTCCCGAATCTCATCTCGGGTGACCGACTTCTTGCCTTGTAGGAAATCATTAAGATCGGCGTATTCCAGCTCATCATTGGACACCCCGGCCTTCTTTAGCTCAGAGAGGAAAGCCTCGCCAGACCCCTGCTTTCTCTGCATATTGAGGATGGCCTTCTCCGCGGGGGAGTACAGACCTACCTGATTGGCCGGAGCCTTGACTGTCTCAGGCTTGGCCTTGACTTCCTTGGGCGTAATGACCTGTTCAATTGATGGGCCAACGGCTTCCATCGACAGCCCGACCGGCAGCGGGGGCAGCTCCTTAACCTTATCCAAGGCACCGCTCATCATGCTTTGCACCTGGGGCTTGACCCCGCGGACACCAGCCAATTGGGCTAACTCCGGCATGATCGGGGGGATCTTGTACTTAGTCTCAATCTCTTCTAAGAACTTGCCCACATCCTGAACATAGGGCATCGCCTCAGCGGATATGTCGCCCGGAGCCATGAAACGCTCCACGGCCTCTTCCCCCGCCCGGATACCCTCTTGACTACCGAACTTCCCTGAGCTCAAGGTTCCGTAAAGGCCGACAAACGGGGAGACCATGCCCTTGGCTAGGCTCTTGCCGATAACGCCGGCCGCCTCAGCCCGCGGATCTGTCCTCGACTCCCGGTCACCGGAGAGCGCCTCAAGCATGGCATCGATCTCGCCCCCGGACTGCATCCGAACCTCGCCCCCGGCCTTCATGCCTTCAGGGTTCAGTTGAGCCTCAACCATCGCAGCGTTCATCCCTGGGTAGTACTTGACCAGCTCATCCGCTCCAATCTTGCCCTCCTTAAACGACTGTATATCGGATGATCTTTTCGCCTGGGCTTGTTGGCTCTGCGTATAGGAGGCAGCACCACCGGAAGCGGCGTACCAATCTTTGAGGTTCTTATCAATTGCGCCGCCTTTGGCATAAGGGATGCCCGTACCGCCACCCCATACCTCAGGGGCAACTTCGCCGCCCTCAGCAAATTGCTCGGGTAGGGCACGGCGCAGGTCAATGATGTCGCTTGTAATATCCTCTGGGTTCACAAGCAGGGGGTTGCCATGCTCACGCGACAAGGCTTCCAAGTACTCCTGCCGGGAGCGGCGTGGCAAAGCCTCGCGCACAGACCCTCTTGGCAGAGTGCGAACCAAGGTTGATTCATCACCTAACTCTTCTAACGCCCTCATACGATGGCGACCTTCATGGCCTGGGATGTTTAGGTATGCGGAGCCTTTTGGTTTGCCTAGCTCAAGGAATGGCACATCCTCAAACCCCTTATCGCGGGCAATGACCCCTAACTCTCTGACATATTCATCGAGGGACTTGTTTCCCTTGCTCATGTCCGAACCCGACACATTGAGCGGGGAGGCAAAATTCTCAAAGTCTCCCGGCCGCATGATCATTAGGGTTTGGGCGTTATCCCCTCTAAGGGCGCTGAGCAAAGCCTCATCATCATATTGCCGATAGATATTTGGCACTTCATCAAAGATTCGCTCTAGCCGTTGAACCCCGTATTGACCCTCGCGCTCTCTGACCTGCGGCTCAAGAGTCTTGTACTTAGACTTCTTGGCCATGTCCCGCGCCGCGCTGACCGCCTTCTCGCTTGCCTTCGTGGCAGCCTTGGCTGTCTTCTTAGCAATACCGCCGCCTGCCATTTGGCTTTCGTACCAGGCTTTGAGTTTGAGATCAGGCTTCATTGATGCACCGATAAAGTGATAAGCGAGATTGTCCCGCCTTCATCAATTGCTTGCCACTCAGGATGCATATGGATTCTCCCTCTTCTTCCATGCGCCTGAGTCGATGTAGTCTTCCTCGTCATAGTCTTCCTGAGGCGGCGGGTCGATCTCAAGCCAGCCGGCATCCCGCAGGAACCGCAGCGCCTGGGTGCAGGCATCCACAAAGTCATCATGAGTGGACTCAGGGAAGGAGCATATCTGTGAGACAAAAGGCTCAGCCCAATCCCGGACATAGCCTTCCTTGACCGTGCTCTCCGGTATCCACACCCTCCCTCGAGCAATGATGTTGGACACGATATTGAGGCGCTGAACCTTGTCCGCATTCCCTGGGTTATATGCCCTGACCGGCAGGTGGGCCCGCTGCAAGTCCTGGATCAGGCTAATGCCAGCCGACTTGTCCTCAACCAAGATCAGGTCAACCCGCTTCTTTTCCCTGCCCTCACCGAAGATGGTGTCGTACTCCTCAATGACCTTTGGCCGCAGGTCGGGGTATTGCAGGCGGTCTTGCCAGCAGTCAATCACCATGACCGACATCGGGCCATCCACGGGCTTGAACACCCCCCAAGTAATGCAGGCGGTTGGGTCGTTGATGGTCTTTTCCGTATAGGCGCAGTCATAGGACTGAACGATGTACTCAAATTTGGGAAAGGCTTTCTGAGCCGGCCAGAGCTTGAACATCTCCCGCTTGACGATCCCGGACTCCTCCGGGTCGATGATCTCAGCGTAGATCTCCTGCCTTCCCAGCTTCGTTCCCTCATATTGGAGGATCTGCTTTTGGAAGGAGGGAGCCAGATTGGCGAGATTGTCATAGGTTGAGGCGGTAGTCAGCACCACATCATTGCCCTCCCGCCCTACTAGATCCACGATCAGGTCTTTAGGCTTTGGGGTTGTCGTACAGATAATCCGGGTCTTCTTGCCTAGTCGCACCCCGAACATGATCTGATCCCAGGCCTCATCGAGGTAGTCCCAAGCGGCCAACTCATCCAGCCATGCCCCGTGGAACTGTGGCCCCCGGAACCGCTCTGGCTCCGAAGCTGGGATGCCTTTGATCAGGGAGCCGTTAATCAATTTAAGCTCATGGAAGGCGCGGTTGTAATCTGCCACAAGTGAACTGGGTATAACTGATAAAAGCCCTGAGTCCCCTTCAAAACAAGTTGCTCTGACATCGGAGGAGGTTGGTGCGCCCACCAGCCAGCGAGTGCCTTCCTCCTGCCATGCCCACCACCCCACTTGCTCCGCAGCCGTCCTGGTCTTGCCGGCACCGCGGCCGGCGAGCATAAGCCATATCGTCCACCAATCCCCAGCCGGGATAACCTGGTGCCTATGCGCCTTAGATACCCAGTTAGCCCTCCAAGCCCAGGCGACCTGATCCTCAGGCTTGAGTTGAGAGAATTTGGCCTGAGTGTCCGGGTCTTTAAGGATCTCAAGAACTTCATCCATTCCTGATCACGCGGGCTATGTCGACGGGTGTCATATGGGGAATCTCTGCCACCTCAGCGCACTTCTCCCTCTGCCTCATGGCGATGAGCCTACCAACTAGGAGCTCAAACCCCCCAACCTTGATGTCGGGGTGGATCTCATGGATCGCATCCTCGATCTCTTGGTCGGTCATTGGGCCGCCTGTTTTTTCAGCTCTAGGTTTTGCAGCAAGCTGTCAAACAATCCCTTGGCCTCTATGGAAGCCTCTACCTTCAACGGGTTGTCCTTATCCCCGGCCAGCTCCATCCGGTCGCCGTATTTCCTGGGCTTGAGCTTCGATGCAGTCCACTTCCGGGCATCTATCCTCAGGCGCATCCAGTTGATGTAGGCAGAATCAAAAGAGGTATTGCCCTCCTTGTCTGTCTTCTCCATAGGCATCTGATCCGCTATGGCATGAATCTCATCAGCAAGGGTATCGGCCTGATCCTCCCTTGCCTTCGTGTACATATCCGAAAACTCTGGAAATCGGGACAGCCAAAGGTAGACAGTACTCTGTACCGGCATACCCTCTTCTTGGCATATCTGTCTTAGAGCCTCTCCATTTGCTATTCGGGTGCAAAGGTCTGCGGCCAAGGCTTCATCGTATTTTGTCGGGCGACCACCCGGATGTTTCGGCTTGGCAGCACTAGGCTCCGCTTGGGTCAAAACCAAATTGGATTCCAAATTGGTTTCTTTTTGTTTAGATTTTGTTCGAGTTTCAGGCATGACCCTTAGTCCAATCGAATGGAGGAGGCTAAAAGTCTACGGTGTATCCTGATTTATCGCTACTGAGTCGGGCGGGGGCAGATTTGGTGGTTTGACTAGACCGGATGGAAAGTAGGAAAAACTCCGGTATCCCACATCCTCTGTCGCCTACTTGACACCCCCTAAGGTGGTGGGGCGGGTGTGTACAACAACCGAACCCCACATTGCCGGAATCCTTTTGTTCCCGCCCCATGCGTATGGAGGCAAGTACCCCCATGCGTATTGGTACCGGAGTCTTTAGGTGCTCCGGTTCACCCCTCTTTTAGACTTGCTCTACCCCCGTGGGGGTCACCTCCATGATCTTGACACTAGATGGCAACATAGCATCGATACCGGTTTGGAGGCCGTGCATCCACAGTTTGTCGCAGAACTCTAAGAAGTGCATTTCGGCCAAACTTCCGGGTTCAAACTCAATCCCCGCCCCGGCCGCCTGATCCAAAAGCATGATCTTATGTGGCATCCGGTCGGTTTCAAATCTTATGCTCATCTCGCTTCTCCTCTTTTGTTTTTTTTCTTTAATCGCTCCCAAATGTCCATGGCGTTTTGGTAGCCCTCTACTGTACCCCTAACCCAAAGAGCCGCACCGAATAATAAAAACTTGTTGAGACCCTCCGGCGTATTCGGTATTTGGACTCCATAATTCTTCGCCGTTGACAAAAGTTCTCTAATTGTAAATTTAGGTCTTGACTCAGATTTTTTGATCACTACGCTTCTCCTCTATTGTAATCGTGTATGCCGTGCCGTGCTTATCCACGACATTGATGATTTTCCTAGTAGATCGATAAGATCCATCCCGATCAAGGTCAAACTGAACCTTGCCAACAGAGTCGATCATGGCATCCTGATCGATCCTCTTCAGGTTCTTTTGGATGATGTGGGATATGTAGTCACAATAGGCAAGGATCATTTGTCCCGCTCCTCAAAGATTTCAAATGCACGGATAAATAGATCAGGCCAAGTCGATTGGATCTTTTCCCGATTAACTGAGTCTGCCTTGAACCATGTGAGGGCAAGGGACTCCGCAAACCCCCCTAAATGGCCATTAGCCATCAGGTTGGATGCTTGGTGGAAATCCACGGGTTTCCTAAGTTTGATTACATTGCTCATCGATTCATCCTCCATCCGTACCAAGTTCCGATAGGGGCGGTTTCGTTTAACTCATCGGCCTTCTCTAAGACCTCCCCTTTCTCCCAAGAAAAGAACACCTCTTCGGAGTCCTTTTCTTTCTCAAATTTCTCAACTACCCATCCCGTGCTCATATGTCACCTCACACAAAAGTATATTGATTGGGATACTTCTTATCCAAGAATTCCTTAGCCTTTGTTAAATCTAAAGTCTTTAAAGGTCTGAACGAATAGTCCGGATCGTTAAGCAAACGGAAAAGCGTATTCTGCTTGCGGTACCGACTGAGTTTCTTTTCCCACTCATATGCCGTTACCAACTCTTCCATAAACAGATCTACGGAAGCATCTAACACAACGGGTTCGCAACCCTCCGGAAGATTCTTCATTTCAATCTTTGGAAGAGTCTTTACATATGCTTCGATATCTGCTTTGGCTTGTGCATCCGACCAATCGATGTCCAAACAACCACCGACACCGGCCTCATGTACAAACGCAACCTTTTTGTTGTTACGGTAGAGGTTAAATTGATAACCACCACCATCATAAGTTGTCCAAGTTTTCAAACCTTTGATTGCTAATTGCTCTTTCATAATATTCTCCTCAGTTATTTAGATCTAACATATCGATGTCTACACGGTAGGTTGGATTAATAACCCAACCAATTTCTGCACGGATCGTAATTCTTGGGCTATCTTCAGTCTGATCTTCCGTGGCAATAAAGGTGCATTTGTCATCACCCGGATCTTGCCACTCAGGTTTAATCTTTACGATGTCTCCTTTCTTAATCATTGTTATGCTCCGATAGCGTAGTAATAACCAACCGCGAAAATCCTTACTCTTTTCTTGCCACTCTTTAATTGATATACATCGAATTGAGGCACCGAACCCGTGAAGTGAACTACCGCCTCCGTGATCAAATTAATATCCTCTTGATCTTTGTAATCAATAGAGCATTGAATAGGTAACTTCCAATGCTCCTTATTTTTTACGCGATCAAATGCTGAATGCAATTCTTCTTGCGAATACACACGGGTAGAGCGTGGTGTGACATCTTTGATGTGAACGAATGTAATTGTCATGACTATCTCCTTATCGTGCGGTTGTTTTTACAGAAAACACGGCAGATGTATTGGTGTACTTTGCAACTACATCTGATGCAATACCAAGATCATCAATGAGTTTTTTGTAGTCGGTTGTCTTACGATCCGACTCAATAACTAATGCACGGAAGAGGTTGCCAATAAACTCTTTGGAACCGTTGGGGAGGGTGGCAATATCTTTGAGATTATCTTTGATGCCATTTGCCTCTTTGGTAAGGCGATCAATCTCAGCGAGCAGAAGACCTAAGCGGTCGATGTTGGTGGTAACGATGTCATTGTGCATTTTGCTTTCCTTTTCTTTCCTAACCGGTCACGCTGACCGTAGTGATAATGTAAGCGATACTTAAATTATCTGTAAACACTTTTTTATAATAACCCCTAGGTTTTAGTCGGGTATTACCTTTAGCCGGTCATTTTCAAATAGCCACCCCACCGTCTTGCGGTGCGCCATTTCCCAGATGTCCACCCGATCCTCCTTGCTCATCTTGGAGCCTTGGTCTAGTTGCATATGGCACCCGTAGCACAGAGCCGCTATCCGGTAGTCGTGAGCCTTGATCCCGGTGCCCTTACCATCCCTTTGCTGATTGCTATGAGCGGCCACCACGGTTCCATCCTGCGCCCCGCAAAGCTGGCAGGGGGCATCCCGCACGACCTCTAAGAGAGGTTTATTTCGGTAGTTCATTGACCATCCTTATCCGCTCCCCGATCCACCGCATGACCGGGACCGCCATTGAGTTGCCCAAAGCCTTGTACCTGGGGCCATCCGGGCATAGGGCAGCCTCCTTGCCCCGCCAAGGAATCAGGGTATGGTCATCCGGAAAGCCTTGGAGCCGCTCACATTCGCGGGGGGTGAGCCGCCTCACGGCCATCGATGCCTGGTAAACCGCCCCGACTTGTTGGGTAACTTCTGAAGACTGAGGGCTACGGCTCGGATTATTGGTGGCGGTTAGCGATGGGGCGGCAACATGGCACGGCCCATCAGCCCTCAGGGTAGGGGTGTGTTCTACGGACTCTCCCATGCTGCGGGTCTTCTCTGACTGGTCCCCATTAAAGGCTATCGCCGGCGGGTTACCGCCCCCTTGGCCCCCCAGCTTCAGCGTTGGGGAGACATCAATCTGACAGTCCGGAACGCTCATATTTGAGGAAAACGCGACCATCTGATTGTGTTTAAAGGTGGTGTTCGTAAGGGTGTGGGCAAGGTCAGAGCTCGCCTTTGGTGTTTGTTCTGAGGTGAAGGCGATGGCGTGTTTATCGCCCGCGGTCAGGGTTGGGCACGGGTCGCCTGGTTTACCTACCCCCAAACCGTTGCCGGCTCCATCCCCGTTCCGGGTGTCGCCCCCGCCTTGGTGTCGGGTAGCCTTGTCATGGATTGGGATTGTCTGCACTACCGCGTGGGTGGTTCTAGTGTCGCCCTGATCGAATAGATTGATGGTATTAGCCACCTCCCCATCCACCCAAGACTCATCATCATCTACGCTTTGAGCTCGCTTAGACTTCCTGAATGGAATCGGCTGAACCACGGCCGCAAAGTTACCTTTATCTGGCATAAATTGGTCATGACATCGAGTTGTCAGGCTTGCCGCGCTCTCAGCGCCATCCCACCAAGTTGGCAAAAGTTGGCCACTTTGGGCGTACTGATGATCTAACTTTCCCCCTCCGCATTGCCGGTCAAGGGTTCCGGCGGTTTGTGGGATAAACCATTCATCTTCGCAGTTGAACCCGACACGACTGACGCCAGTGCCTGATGCAGAGAGGGTGGGAGTGACTTTCCTCGCTTCTCTGCTCGGCGGAGGATTCCCCGACAGGCTTGCGAGCTCAAAAAGAACCGCTGCGGCATCTCGCCAGTTTCCAAGACATCCGACAACGAACACACGGCGGCGTCTTTGTGCCACTCCAAAGTACTGAGCGTCAAGAACTCTGTAGGCAAACCCATACCCGAGTTCTCCCAACATTCCGAGGAAGGCACCAAAATCTTTTCCTCCGTTAGATGACAAGACCCCAGGGACATTCTCCCAAACCAGCCAACGGGGAGAGAGGTGGCGAGCAATGGCACCAAAGGTGAGCATGAGGTTGCCACGCGGGTCATCCAATCCTTTTCTGAGTCCGGCGACAGAGAAGGACTGACAGGGGGTTCCTCCGACAAGAAGGTCAATTGTTCCAAGATTCCACTCCTTAAATTTGGACATATCCCCAAGGTTAGGGACTGTTGGGTAATGGTGCTTGAGCACCGCAGATGGGAAGGCATCAATCTCTGAGAAAGCAACCGGCTCCCAACCCATGTGGTGCCACGCCGATGTGGCCGCTTCGATGCCACTACAGACCGATAAATATTTCATTTGTTGTCCAAAAGAGTGGCATGAAGATCTCGAAGGGCGGATTGCATCTCATGGCCAAATGCAGTCATGGGTGGTTTCCACAAACTTTCATTGTTTCTTTGTTTTTGAGCCAATGACTGCCACTCAATTATTTGTTTTCTTTTTGTATCCAACAATGCCTCTAGTTCCTTAATTCGACTATTCGCTGAAGCAAGTTGCATATCCATTTCGTGGTAATCAAGATCCATGATGCTTCTCCAATTGTTTTTATACTCCGCCCCTACTTTTGTTTCTATTCGCACAGGGCCATACTTGCTTGAGCGCATCGGTAATTAACATATCTGCGCTTTTATGGCGTATGCCAGGGTTGGCTTCAATATAACTTCTGGCAACATCCCTCACTTGCCCATTGGTTACACCGGCTGGCGGGCAACTAAAGACGTGTTGTTGGGCATCGCTGACCCCGGCCACATAGCCCAATGCAAACATCCTTTGGACTACTTCCTCGCTATTCATTCTTGATAACAAATCGTTACCGGTTAAAAATTCGGCGCTTGCCATACTTGGTAACAACAAGATTGCAATTAATGTTTTTTTCATCTACATCTCCTTAAAAAAGTTTTGGTTGTTCCCAATACAACTCAGGCTTTTCTTCTTTCGGTGGCCTTATTTTTCTAATCTTTTCAATCATGACGTGCATTCTTTTTGGAAATGGCCACTTATCGTTAGCCGGGATATGAAGCAAGAACCGCTCTCCTTCATCGAAGACCTCTGTCACGCGACCTTTTTCGTTGGTTTCGCAGACCAAAACCCAGTCGCCCTCTTCGATCTCAGGTGTCATAGAGTGACTCTTCCCTCAGTCCTTAGGTTGGCTTGCTCGCTTCTCCAAATCTCAACGCGGGCTTGGGCAGCGATTAGGTTCCACCGAAGTTTTTCTTCAATTTCTACGGCCTCGCGTAGCCCCTGTAGCAATTCTTTATACTCATCGTGGGCATAAGCCTCACGCTCTTGCGCCCCAAGGCTTTCCTCAAGGCTTCTCTTCATCAGGATCGACTTGAGGCTCTTGCGGTACTCCTCAATATAAATTCGTTCAGCTTTCGCCTTAGCAAACTTTTTGGCATTTGCAATGATGTAATCGACCGCTCGATGCGGGTCTCTGTTTTGATTATCTTCTTGGCTCATTCTCCATACTCCTTTACAGTTAAAGTTACCCTTGCAACGGATGCTTTTGGGTTCCAAAACTCATTGCCCGCCAACCAGCTCTCTGCTTGCTTCCTTGTGCGGAACACTATCGTTCTGTCGGCCTCCCAATACTCGCGGTTTTGGTTTTGAACGAAGCCACCGTTTTTCATTTTTATTGCCCAACCATGTAATCGCTTCATTCAAGTTCCTCAATTTTTATTTTCAACATCCCGCCAATGTCTGATGCCCAATAAATTCTTAAATCCACAATAAGGGAATCATCGATGTATAACCCCGCATGGCCCATCGAATCTAAGACCGCCTTTAAAAGATTGTCTAAGTCCCGCCTCCGGTTATCCGGCCGCCAAGCCTCAATCGTGACCTTCAACTTACCGACCGTAGACTTTCCGCGGGTCTGCAAGAAAACCTGTTCAGCAACCGCCACTCGATATCTGCGGCCTGGCTCGCTGATGATCATTCGATTTTTAAACATCCGCCAATAAGTATTGACTGATGGCGGCCAAGGAAGCGTGATTTCAATCATGAGTTAAAACCTTGGTTGGTTATCGAAAGATATAGGTGCGCCATCCCATTGGTCTACGAACTGTTGGGAATCTTTATGGAACCAAAGCGAGTACCAATCCTCTGATTCGCCGTTCCTCTGCTTCTCGCACATCAGCATGGCATCGTTGGTTTGTGGGTCTACAGAGTTCCCGGCAGACAACTGATGCTCTTTTTTCTTGTTTCTCCAAACCATGAACACATTGTCAACTTGGTCTGCAATGGCTCCGGTGCCCTTGATGTCGTGTTTATTCGGGGTTGCCTCCTCGTTGCTGAGCTTGCGGATGTGATGGATCAGGTGAATGTGGATGTTTTGATCCCGCGCAAGCGAGCAGAGCTCATCGATGAAGGACTTTTGACCGTTGTAGTCATCCTCACCCTGAACGCACTTCATTAAGGAGTCGATAAAGAAGTGGGTTACCCCAAGTTTGATGGCGCAATATCTGGCCACCGCTACCACTTGGTCGGCTGAAACCGTGCCTTGCTGATCGTAGAACCATAAACATTTGTTACTGAATGTCCGTAATCTAGTAACAATTTCTTCGATGTACTTGTTTTTATCCATGTATCGAGGTTTATGAATGTTCTCCCCCGAAAACTGCCGAAGCATCCTCTCCAATGACCGTTTGGGCTTCATCTCAAATGATGCAATGCACACTTTTTGGTGCTGCCTGATCAAATGCAAGGCAATTTGGCCGGTAATCAGGGACTTTCCACCTCCGTTTGACCCCGCGTACAAGGTCACCTCCCCCGGCCTGAAGGAGAAGTCTTGGTGGGTTTTCGCCCATGGCAATTGGATGATCGGGTCTTTGTTGGGGTTCAGAACCTCATCCATCAGTTCCGTGAGGTACACCCCGGCTTCCTTAACCTTCTGCGCTGAGTCCGTGGCCTTCAGGTAGGCAGAAAAGTCAATGTCATCCGGATCAAGAAATTGCATATTCCTCCCCTTTATCGAAAATCAATTCGCCGTTATGCAAGGTAAAAACCTCCTTGGCACCGGCTTTCAAAGCGGCAAGATGTGCCGCAAACACCCTCTCCGTGGTGTCATCGCCATCGATGTGGACTTGCAATCCAACCAAAAAACGGAGGTCAAGGGAGTCGATTCTGTCCTTCGGCTCAATGCAGACTTCGGGGTGCGCCCACAAATCGCTATAATTGACCCACCTTGCCGCCCATGGGGATCGGTTGATACCTACCCATACCCAGACCGCTTTCGGCCTCTTACGCGCCGTTCTCATGCGAATTAGCCCATCTTCGCCGATCACTTTGCCCTCCGGGTGAAAGTTTCGGTGGTTCCATCTTCCCAACGCCTTTGGTTGATGTAGGTCAACGGTGCCGGTTCAAACCCATCCCGCCATTGGTCGGAAGCCTTCAGGTTTTGGACATTGGAGATGATCTGATCGGCAAGGGAATCCAAGCCATGCTTTTTCCATTTCGCCTCACAAGCGGACTTGCCTACCTTGCGCTTGCTTGATGGCCATGTCTGCCAAAACTCATCGAAGCGGGTCGGCTTTGCCGACATAGTGTTTTTATTCTTTATTCTGATATCTGATATCTGATTTATGTCGCTTTTTGGTTCCAATTTGGTTTCCAATTTGGTTTTCTTCGGCCTACCGCCTTTCTGTGCGGACTGCTTCAAAACCTTAACTTGGTGCTGATATTTAGCAATTTCACGATCACAACGGGTATGTCGATACCCATCTTCAGTCCTCTCAAAGAACTCATTGAGTACTGTTTCAACTATCTCAAGGTCAAGCCGCACCTTGCGGGAAACCAAATTGGTTTCAAGAGGGATTGGTTTTTCAGTCAAATAGTACATATCGATCAAACGCCGATAGGCAAGATCCTCCGCATCATCTAAATGATGGGTGTCCGTGATGTAATCAGATAGGTAAAACTTGTACCAAATCATGCGACCTCCCCGAATAAATCGGGGCGCAAATCCTTCCGGGTTACCGCCCCAACCGTGAGTCTTTCGATCTCCACGGCTAGTTCGGGGGAGCAGACCTGTCGGCCTTGGATTAATTGGCTCATCCAGGTTCGGCTGATGCCCAGCTCCTTGGATAAAGCATCTTTTGCCCCCCGTTTTTTGTCCTTAAAGTAGTCCTGCAAGGTCATTTCGCCCTCCATGTAATTTAATTGGATAATACATTAACCAAAAAAAAATACAAACTTGTTGTATGTTGGACTTAAATTTGGTAAATTTGGGATGTAGTACAACTTCGGAAAGGTAGGTTTATATGGATATGGAATGGGTTCAACAGTTGATGGTAGAGCGTATGCAGCGGTGCGAGGAAGCCCTGGCGAGAGCCAAGGATGGCCAAGCAACCGATGAAGATTGGGAAATTATCAGGTACGAATGTGGACTAAAAAAGGAGAAAAATTATGGGACTAGTGGCTAAAGATTCCGGTGATTTTGTTGCCGTGCCGGCGGGAATGCACCTTGCGAGGTGCTATCGGATTATCGACCAAGGGACTCAGAAGTCAGAGTACATGGGCAAGGAGAAGTACCTACCCAAGGTCATGATTCAGTTTGAGATCCATAGCGAGGATGACAAGGGTACCCCCCTCCTGACTCAGGATGGCCGCCCGTTGTCGATTGCCAAGAGTTTTACCCTCACCTTGGCAGAGAAATCTACGCTCCGTAAGGATCTTCAGATGTGGCGTGGGCGTGACTTTACCGCTGAGGAGTTGCGGGGCTTTGAACTCAAAAATGTCTTGGGTGCGTGGGCGATGCTGAATGTCACCCATACGGAGTCCAACGGTAAGACCTATACCAACATTGCGGGGGTCAATCCGGTTCCCGCCAACATGAAAAAGGCGGGTCTTCCCAACGGGGTTAACGAACTCAAAATCTTTGACATTGAGAATCCTGACATGGAACTTTTTGATTCCTTTTCAGAAAACCTCAAAAAGAAGATTGAGTCCTCTCCGGAGTGGCAAGAGTCTCGCGGGTCTGCTTCCCAAAGGTCTTCGGCACCAAAGTCAGAGGGAATCGAAGGTCTTGATGATGACATTCCTTTTTGAGGTCAATCATGAGCCAATCGCAAGACATCCTTGAGCACATGAAGAGTTCACCAATCACCCCAATTGAGGCACTAAATAAGTTTGGGTGCCTTCGATTGGCGGCAAGAATTAAAGATCTAAAAGATTTGGGACATCAAATTGTGACTCTCACCGCAGAAAAGAATGGCAAGAAATTTGCCCGATATGTTTTGATAAAGGAAAGAAAATGAATCAATTTAATTATGGAAAGACGAGGAGACCTATGTTGATTGCGTTAGCCGTTTGTATGGCCGGATGGATTCAGGGTTGTTCGACAACGGACAAGAAAGCTCTTGAAAACACTAGCGGTAACCAAATGTTGGTTCTTGACCAAACGGTTCAGCCGATGGATCGGGTAGAGGTTATCAACGCAATCAAGGACTGTCAGGTTACCGGCCTTCGGGCGGTCATGATCTATAGCAAGAAAAAAATCAACAATCAATCCACGCCAATCGTGGTCGATGTTACTTGTGCTCCCCTATATTAAGGAAACGATATGACTGAAGAAACCAAAAACACATCAATACCCGTTGGCGACATTCGGGTTCAGATGGGCGAAGAGGCAATTGTGTTCAATCCAACAGATGACATAACCGGAAAGGAAGTTTCATTAATCTTGCAAATGTTCCTAAACGGCCTTGGTTATCGCGGGGATGGCTTGATTGACTTTGGATCTTTTATCGTAAAACACAACCTACAACGACATTTTGCGAGGATTGAAAATGAACGAAAAAAAGAGCAAGAGGGTTCGTAAGGCGGTGGGGTTCCATCCCACTCAGCCACGCGAATATCAGCCAATGGCCAAGAACAATAAAACCGTGGTGTCTAGGGGTCTGCGCCGCGCCTACCGGTTGGCCAAGCGAGCGGTTCATCAGGCGGGGTTGGCATGAAGATATCCTCATATACCGCTGAGTCAGGCCATTGGTACACCCGCACGGGTAACCCTCTTTACACCGTTATTGGCAAGAACAAAAAGGAACGCAAGACCACCCTTAGGGATGCACGGGAGTTAGATCTTGTCCCATCGGTGACCTCCATCATGAATGTCATGGCCAAACCAGGCCTTGAGCGGTGGAAGATGCAACAGGTCTTGTTTGCCTCGCTGACCTTGCCAAGGCGGGATGATGAGGCTGAGGATGACTACCTTGAACGGATCATGGAAGACTCAAAGGAGCAAGGAAGGTCTGCCGCCGATGAGGGTACCAAGATCCATGCGGCCATCCAACAACACTACGAAAACAAGCCGGTAAAGTCTTACTCCGAATATGTTTCCGGGTGCCATGCGGAGATCCACAAAACCTTTGGCGACCAAAAGTGGGTGTGTGAGGACTCTTTTGCCCATGAGCTTGGGTACGGGGGCAAGTGCGATATGTATGCCCGAAGCACGGATGACCCATCGGTCGGGCTTGTTTTAGATATTAAGACCAAGGAGTTTGATGACCCAAGCAAGGTGGAGGGCTACGATGAGCACGTCATGCAGTTGGCCGCCTACCGGATTGGGCTTCATATGCCCGCCGCTCGATGTGCTAATGTTTTTATATCCCGCAGCGTTCCCGGACTTGTAGTAATTAAGGAATGGGAACCCTTGGAAATAACAAGGGGTTGGCAGATGTTTTCTAAACTCCTTGAGTTTTGGCAATTAAAGAATGGGCACCGATGAAAACAATACAAGCATTTCAGACTACCGATGGCAAAGTTTTTACCTCTGAGGAGGAGGCAAAAAAGCATGAGATATTTTTAAGTCAGCATGATGTCATCGATAACTTTCTTAAAAGCCACTTAAACAACTATATTGCATTGCCACAAAAGTCTATCGCCCGACAGGCAATCATTAATTGGGAGACATGGAAGAAAGAAAATGCTTAGACCCGAAGACATCAAACAGGTATTTTTTCATTGCAACCATACCGACAAGGATGGGTATTACGCCGATGAGGTCGATGTGCTTGAGTTTGGCCAAAAGATTGCCGCTTTTGCCTTGTCTCAAAAAACTCCAATGACTGAGGATGAGGCAATCGACTTCATGATTAATATAAATCTCACCGAAAACGGGGATGCGTTGCTTGACCGGCTAAAAACCTTGATCCGTAAGGTTGAGGAGTTTCACGGTATTAAATAAAAAAAGCCCCCTCCCGAGGAGTGGAGAGGGGGCTGAAGCTTCCACGAGGGAAGAAGCAAGACACTTTTACGGAGCAATCGTTTCGCTAGTCTGACCTAGCGGAGCCTTGCTCTGATTTTCTCTCATGTACTGAATTAGTGGCGCGGTGATGGCCAACGGAATCCCTACGGGAGCGGTTGGGGGGAAGGCTGACATAACCGCACCGGTTGCCCCAAGACCGGACAGACCCATCTTCATGTAGTCTGGCTTTTCTTTTCCGGCCTCGCTTGCCATTGAACCCAACTCACTTCCAGCTTGGGCAAACGCCAAGGGTGGCGCACCGTACTTCATAACCGTGCCGCCTATGGTTCTCATCCTTGAGCCTGGTTCAATCATATCCCTGAATAATTTTGTAACCTCATCAAGGCCACTACGGGGAGGTGGGGGAACGGGCTTGGTCGCGGGAGCACTTCTTGGGTATAGCACCCCAGATGGGGTTGCAGTCATCCCAGGTGATTGAGCAAATACTTGGGATGCACTCTGAGGAACCACTCCTGACCTTTGTAAGGCTCCGATGTTTTGAGCGGCTTCTTTGGCTCGCGCAGCCTGTTGGGCGGTCTCAACATTAAATCCCGCCATGCGAGCTCTTCCGGTCGCCCCAGAATCAACATCGGTTGTGCCCTGAAGGATTCGATTGGCTTGGGTAGCCTCTGAAGCTAGGTTTGGTGCCATCGACCCACCAAGAGGAGGACTTGCGGATAAACGGCCTTCCTCAGCCGCTTGGCCTAAGAGCCTCGCCGCTCTACCGGCTACCGCTGGAGCAGCACGAAGAGCAGTTAAGGCAGTACCCGCACCGGCTCCGGCAAGCTCACCCCGACCGCGGGCAGACTTCTCCCGAACCGCATCAATTTGCTTTTGAAATTCAACAGAATCTTGGCTTTGAGTAGGCTCAAATTCTGAGCTCACAGGTTTTTCAGGCTGTGCGGGCGCAGCGGTTGCTGTCGGGAATGCCCCGTAGCCCTTCAAATCTTTTAAATAATTGACTGTTATGTCAGGGAGGGTTGTTCCTTTGGATGTAAAAAACGGGTGGTTGATCCCTGCGTTATATCCAGCGGCGGCCAATCGAGCATCGCCCTCGCTCATATCCAAGGACTTCTTCAGATACTTTATCCCTGCCTCAATGTTCTTTTCGGGGTCACGGATGTCTTCCGCTGAGAACCCAACCTCTTTGGCGGTATCGGGCTTGATCTGCATGATCCCAATCTCGCCAGCTCCGCCTGCCTGAACCTTAGGGTTGAGACCGCTTTCCTTGAAGGCCACGGACACGGCAAGTTCTGGAGACACCCCCATCTGCTTAGCCTTAGCGGCAATCCGTTGGGCGTAGGATTTTTGAGATTCGTTGAGGTTTTCGTAAAAGCTCAGATTCATAATCTACCCCTAAATTGGCAGGCGGCCGGCGGCACCCTTGTTATCACGACCCTTTGGTGCTGATGGCCGTTCAGGAGGGGTTCCACCCAATCGATTTTGGATAATTCCGCCCAATTTTTCTTCGTACCTCTGAACCATGTTGGCGTAATCATCGCCTGACTTGAAGTCATCGATGCTGCCCTTGTAAGTCCGGACAGCCTTAGCCACCTCGCGGTCAAACTCAGCGCGGGCACGAAGGAGGTCAAGTTTTGCCCGGATGGTATCCGGATTGTCGGTTCGGGCAATTGCCGCAGATGCAAATAATGACCGCTCAAAGTCAGATACCGCGCCTTGACCCTGTTGTAGCCGGCTCATCTGCAACTGAACCTGAGCCATCAAGGACAGGCCATACTGCGCTTGGTTAATCATGTTTTGATCCAAGCCGGCATTAGTCAGAACATCGCGGATTGCAGGCAAGGTAATTGAGAATCCGGGCGTTCCAACGCCACCCTCAATCAATTTCATAAAATTCTCAAATACGCCTGGGCGCTCAAAGACACCGAAGATTAATGCCGCATTTGGACTAGCGGCAATCTGATCAAGCTGGCGATAGACTCCAAGGCGTGATGGAGCATCTGACCCAGCCTTGATTGTTTCTGCCCTATCGGCTTCCTGAGCCTTGGTTCTTTGCTGAGCTCTTTCTGTTGCTCCGGCCTTTTCAGCTTCGGTTTCAGCAACACTTGAAATCTTTCCTGGAGCTTTGCTTTCAGGCGCTGTCTCTCCCGGTTTCGGAGGAGCCTTTGGCCCTTCCACGGCTCTCTTCGCAACTTCGTAATATCTTGAATCGCCGTTGGCCGCATACATATCAAGAAGGGCGGCAGTCCTAGCATCGACCTTATAAACACCATCGTAGCCAAAGATTTGGCGCTCAACCAATTCGCCTTTCGGGAACGGATAAAACATACCAGAGGACAGGTCTTGAACCCCGCCCTCTTTAACTTGGTACCGATCCTGCTCTAGTTTGGTGGCATCCTTAATTGCGGTCGTTGGCGCAATACTTGGATCAAGACGAGCCATACCAAGGTATTGGCGTCCGGTCATAAAGTTGGGGTTAGGCGGAGCTACAGGGATTCCTTGGACTCCCTCAAAACCCTTCGGAGCAACAGAGAGTGGCCCCGCGGGTTGTTGCCTACTCAATGGCCCAGTTGCCGGAGCGCCGGAGGTTTCTGGCCCCATCAACTTTGCAAACTCTCGATCCCGCTGCCTTAAACGCTCAATTTCAATACCTCGACCGGCAAGACCAAGCCTTGCCTCAGCAATATCCCGCTCTTCTTTTTCCTCTGCAACTTGAGCCTCGCGGATATTTTTAGCGGCAAACCCCAAGGACTCTCCAAACCCGCCGGTTTGAGTGGGAGCCAAAAAGCCTTGAGCCAAGGCCAACATGGAAGGATCAAAAAACCTGTTTTGGCGTGCGTTTAGAGCCTGCTCCATCCGATTAAGAGCCGCCTGATACTCTTGATTTGCCATAAAGGCTTCCGGGTCGTTCCCCGGTAAAAATCCAACTGTAGGTGCTTTTGCCATGATTAGCCCTTACTTACATGGAATAATCCACCGCGTTTACCAGGCGGCTCTTCCTGAGAAGTTGGGACGCTGGTCGTTGATGGCCCGTAATATGGCCCAATATCCTCATCTGGGTCACCCGACTTGCCGTAAGAATCAGAACCCGTGCCAAAAAGCTTTTTATAAAAATCTGTTGATCCAATTGCGTCGGCACCTTTTGAAAATAAATCCGAAACGCCCTTGAGGAGGCTATCGCTTGCTATTGGCTTGCCTTGGGCATCGTAAGTCACGCCACCTGGCCGGATAGCCCCAAGGGTTGATAGAACTCCAAGGATGTTTGCCAAGTCTGAGGTTTTATACAGGCCAGCCTTTGGCCCCACAAAAGTCTCAGTTTGGGTGGTTGGCATTTGATAGCCACGCATTAGACCAGCGGCGGTTGTAGCGGTTTTCAGGGGGTAATCGAGCAGGCTCTGCTCATAGGCTTGCTTCTCAGCCCCGGCCTTAGTCAACGCTCCAGCTCCGGTCAGACCTAATTCCTGTTCTTTTCCAGCAATTTGAGCCTGTGTTTGAGCGGCTTGGTTTTGTAGTTGAAGCTCTTCCATGGCCGCCTTCATGGCGTTTTGGTAGCCAGATGAGAGCGCCCCGTACTGTTGGCCCATCAAATTGCGTTGCATATCGCCCAAGGTTTGGCCTGTCGCAGCGGCATATCGCTGGCTGCCAAGGTTTCCAGACCCCACAAAGGCTCCCTTTAGGGAAGGTAGAACCGACCTTTGTATGTTCTGTTGCTGGAGCCTTGCCATCTCATCGACCACCTGCCTTTGGTAGGGGTCCATGAGGGCTTGTATCCGGTTGGGGTCAAACCCCGCGGCAGCGGTTGCTGCGGTTTGTCCGGCGGCGGTCAGCCCTGGCTGATAAGAGGTTGCCGCTCCTGGAACCATCCCGTAGCCCTGAGTCTGAAGGGCATCCATCGGGGCGACACCTTGGCCAACAGGTCTTGCCATGGCGGTCTGACCCGCTTGGGAGAGGTCTTGGAGGTATTGGGTGTAGTAATCCGGGGCGACCTCCGCACGGGTGGTCGTTTGGGTAACATTTGGTAACGGATCGCCTTGGGTGATTGCCATTTCTATCTCCTAGCCTTCTGAGCAGACTTTTTGCCCTTCAAATAATCTAGCGGGTTTGCCTTAGCCTCCGGGGGTAAGTCCTTTGGCTTTGCCGACCGGTGGTATGCCCTGATCGAATGCATCATGTCGTACAACTTATCGGAGCCAGCTTTGGTTGAGCCGTTACCTAAAGCGGCCACCACATCGGCGGGGATCACAAACTCCCCATCAGCCAACATCGCTGGAATGTCATCAGATTGGCCATCCCCAGGGCCGGTCACCGCATCACCCTGCCGAAAGTCTACCCTCGCCTTACCGGAGTGCGCCACCATAGGCAAGCCCCCGCCGGCATATCTGCCGTAACGGGTTTGGCCGCCACCGGCCATCAGAGGTGTGGCCAACCCACCTCTTTTTGCGATCATCGGCTCCAAGCCGTAGAACGATGTGCCCGCCGTTCCGAATGGGCTAAACAACTGATCTATGTCAGTAGATTGCCCATAGGTAAAGTAATTCGGCATGAAAGGATCTCCTTGTTGGGTATTTTCCCGTATTTCGGGGGTTGTCTGCGACTGAGTCTGCGTAAACGGTTGGTCACCATAGTCTGAGGACTGAACCTCGGCCATGAACTCTTGTAGTGGCCCCTTGAACTCCTCTTGCTTAGTGGTGCTTGTGATAAAGGGCTTTTTAAACTTTGCGGAGTCATCGGCAGGGGTGACTTGAGGGGCTTGGCCGATCAAAGGAAGCATGGCGGCTTGTTGGGCGGCCTGTCTCTCACCCTGAGTCTTTTGTAGGGCGATGCTTTGTTGTAAGGCGTTATATCGAGCCTTATCTATGTTTTTAGCAACATCTTCTAAAGTTGCTTCTTCCGGTCTTTGGCCAACAAACTCAGCCACATCTTCGGGCGTTGGTTGGTCTAGACCTAAAGTTCTGTACTTTGCAACAACCTCTTCTGTGGTCGTTAGAAGTGGATCGACATAGGATTCAAGTTGTGACTTGACCTGTTGCTGTTGGATGTCTTTGCCTTGGCGAACATATTCAGCAATTTCTTGAGAGTTCGGGACATAACCAAACTCCTTATAAAACGCCTCAACTTCCGCTTGGGTTACTTGCCGTGGATCAACATACTCCCCGATTGAGGTCTTGACCTCTGCCTCAGGTTTGGACAGAACAAATTGCGCCAATTCGTTTGGCTGGGGCGTATACCCATAGGTATTAAAGAACTCTTGCGCCTCTGATTGGAGGGTAGCCAATGGATCAATCTGCGCCCGATAGGCGGCGGTTGCTTCTGCCTCATTAGCTTGGCGAGCCAACGCCAACGCCTGCTGATCGGTAAGGGTGTAACCCTCTGCCGCCGCCGCGGCCTTAATCTCTGCCACATCAAATACATTTGGATCGGCAATTGATATGGCCTGTTCTTTAGCCTGGGTTTCAATGATTTGGCCAACAATCTTTTGAACATCAGCATCTGTCGGGGCGGTATATCCTTGCTCAGCCAAGAACGCACGGGCTTCTGACTCTAGTGTTGCAAGCGGGTCTGAGTAAGTTTGGAAGGACTCTAAAGTAGGTTGTTCGTCTTTTGCACCCGTAAATCTTGCGTAGTCCTCAGGCTTGAGGGTATACCCCTCTGTGGCAGCCTGTTGCTCAAGTTCTTGTCTTGTAGTGTAGGCGGCATCATATTTCTGTAGATTTGAGGCAACATCTGCGGCACCTCCGATAGGGCCACCCGCTACCCCCTCTAAAGTACCGGATGCAACAACACCGCGCCATGTCGGGACTGCAAAACCTTCACGCTGAAGAGCGATGTTTTCCGCTAACTTTTCTTGGCCGCCCTGAGCTGCCTCAGGAATGCCTTCTTTCAATCCGCCTACAACAAACTGCCCCGCAACATTCTTGGCGGCAACACCCTCAGCAATATTTGATGCTATTTCTTTTGTAAGGATTTTTTCCGCTGGTCCCATAGCGGCCGCGGTTCCCAATATTGCGCCGGCAATGATGGAATCAAGATTTTTGCCGTTATAAGCCTGAGCCTGCTGAGCCTTAATTTCTGCCGTACCGGGATCAACGCCCGAGGCAATTAACGCTTTCTTGGTTTCATCGTAAATAGTGCCCTTGATAATTCCCGCTCCAGACACCGCTCCTGTCCCGTACTGAGCGATGCGAGCTACGACCATAGGAGCGCCTAAAACCGATGTAGCCATGGCTGCGGCCACATTTGGAACGATAGTTCCCGCCGCCTCTACGATTACACCTGGATAGGCAACTAACGCTTCAACACCGGCAATTACTTGATCCAAAACACCTTTGTCTTTTGCATCATTAAGAATTTTGGCTTGTAAGGCTTTGTCATTTAACGCCTCAGCACTATAGAGCGATTGGATGTAACCACGGGCGGTTCCCAAAGCCTTTGATACTGAGTTGTCTGCACCGAAGGCATCGGTAATGCCTTTGATACCATTGACAATTCCTGACATTAAATCAAGGGTGGTGCTATTTGGCCTTGCGGATGCAGTAAACCTTGCAAGAGCCTCTTTTTCTGCCGGAGTCAGTTTATTTTGGAAGTTATCGTAGGCTTCCTTGATGTAGTTATAGACCGTGTCTCCCAAGTCAATTTTCTTCTTGTCATCAGAGGCAAAGTCTTGGTACATCTCAAACCAACCCATAGGGTCTTGGTCGCGCATCTCATCAAGCGTGTTTCCAACCCCACGGGTGTCACCTACACCCTCAATCGTAATCCGGAGTTTTTTGTCTCCGGTCACAGGGTCCCAAAAGTATCCATCGGTTTTTTGATCTGCGGAGGCGTTGGATAGCCATGCATATGCCCCGTTAGAAGTTGGCATTAGAACGGCTTGGTTGCCAAAAATCTCTTCTGAGGTGGCTAACTTATATCCTTCTGGCGGCGTGTAAGTCGTTGAGGATGGCCGGTTGTCGGCGTTGTAGGTATCTTTGACCAAATCCTCATTGACTGTTGAGGATGAGGAGGTCTGCAAAATATCATCAACATCGAAGTCAGCAATGGTGGCGTTCTTTAACGCATTGAAATCGCTACCAAACTGGTTTTCAATGGTTTCGTAAAAGCGTTCCCGATCTTCTTTTGTGAGGTTTGTAAGTTTTAAGTCTCGAGCCTCTAATGCCTCAGACAATAAGCGGGCTTGTTGCTCCACTACGGAAGATTCTGCCGCCTTGTAATTTGTTGGAAGTTTTTCGTACTGACCAGTTGAAAGCCAATGATTGTAGGGATCAACACTTGCATCCAATCCATTAATCTTGCGGTATTCATCAGGATTGAAGTTTGTATCCATAACCCCAACAAACGACTTTTTAACGCCGTTTTCTAAGACTTCAACTTCTTTGCCTAGTTCTAATGCTAATTCTTTTATGCTTGCCTGTTCTTTTTGAAAGTCAGCAACTAATTGATCATGAGGTATTTTTAAAGCGTTAAGTTCAGATTCGTACTTATCCAAGTCAGGTTTAAATACATTTTCATAGTCGCTATTAAGTGAAGTGACATAAGAGTTGTATTCTTCAATTGACCGATTAGCTGTTGCTATCCAACTTTCAACAACATCTTTTTGAAGATTTCCAGAGTTATATTCTTTGACATAAAAATTTGCTGTTTCGCTATTGCTCTCCATTACCTTTTTTAATTCATTTTGTTTTTCTAGTCTTACGCTTAATTGATCCCTGACTATGTTGTACTGATTAATTACTTCATTTTGTTTGGATTCATTTTCTGAAACCTGCGTTGCAACCGAAGCCATCCGTTCAGATGTTTGTTGGGTCTTGGTTGTTAATTCTTTAACTTTAGCCGTTGCCGCATCGCCAAGAGCTTTGGAACCTGCGTTGAATAGTTCTTTTTGAATGGCCGCATTAACATTTCCGCCTGTAAATGCCGCCACGGAAGCTGCGGTCACAACATCGGCAAGAATAGCTTGTTGACTCTTTGAAAGAGTTCCATTTGGATCTAGTTTCTTAATTGTGTCCGTTGCGAGTTGGGAACTTACGATTGCTGAACGAATAACCGCCGCCCCAACATCACCCCCGGCAAGTTGAGTTTTAACTGCGGTTTCAATAATCTTTTGGGTGGTTGGAGATAAGTCCCGGAATCCATCAACCTGTCCCAATACGGCAGGAACGGCGGCATTCACCCCACCTGTGATCATTGCCTTAACAGGGTCTTGTCCGGTAACAATTGCGGATGCGGCAGAACCGGCCGCTGAACCAGCGATATTTCCCGCAATCTGTGAGGCGGTCTGCATACCGGCTTCTTGGGCGGCAAGCATAGCGGCCTGTTGTGATCCTGCATTTACGCCATAATTCATCGCCGTGGCAGCATTTGTTGTATTGGCTGCAACCGCTTGGCCAACCCGTGCCCCGGCTTCTTGGGCAACAACTGCAATTACGACCGCCTTAGCCACATCTTCAATATCACCACCTTTAGCGGCGACATCCGCTCCTTCAATATAAGGAAGTAGCCAATACTGTTGGGTTGCTATGGCCGCAATCTGGGCGATTGTTTTTATCGGGTTATCGAGAGCCGCATCAATCATGTCCCCGGCAAAGTCAACCACCGGATCGACAATTTCATCTCCGACCCATTCAACGGCATCTTCTACTGCATCACCGAGGTCTTCAACTTTATCTTCAACCCAACCCATTTGGTTCCTTTCCCCGATTTTCCATTTCTCTGACTAAAGAACCAATTTCAATAATAAGTTTATATTTTCCTTTTGATGGGTCATCATCGTTTGGCTCTAACATCATGTATGAGCCATACCCTTTTTTAATGACATCGTAAATAGTCTTATCGTTTAAATAAGTGTACGCAATCTCCACACCTCTTGTTTTATTGGCAGAAATTAAAAACTTTGAAACAATAGAAAAAAACTCTTCTAATCCATTTGCCGTGATTGTGTGAAATTTAATTACTTGAAAGTCATCTTCAGGGACAAAAAGAATAAGCGTGTTTCCCATTCTAAAGACTAACGATCCAGTATCTATCTGAACCTTAAAAGATGCCCTAGCAACCTCTAGAGGTATGCCTTTGTCTTTATAGTTCTTTTCCCAATCGGTGCGTAGAATGTCATCTACGCTCATCGATCCAAACGCTTTACGATATGACTTCTCTTCCGTCATGCCGCCACCCATTTAGAGTCATCGTGATTATTGGGATGAAAATTCTTTTGAAAGATTTCTGTGTAAGGAATCCAAGACTTGAAAATCAACTCCAAGCCAAGACCCACAAACGACTTTATTGTTGACAGTTTCCACAAAACGCCATCTTCTTTGCATTTTGTAATCGTGTACTTGAGAACCGAATTTAGAACATAGAACATATTCAAGGCGGCTACTTTTTTGAGGGTATAGCGGGAATTGCCAAAATGAATCCACAGATCCATGGCTAGACTTTTATGCTCCAACTCTTCCCTACAATGCCACTTGTACAGATTTAATTCTTTACTTGCTTGGTTCTCATACCGCTTTAAAAAGGTTCTAGCACCGCAGGCGGCCATATGCTCAATCGACACCATAGTGGCCAACCACATTTGATGGTTTGGCCGGCGAAAGACCAACCGAGCCTTTCTCAACTCCCGTGCCTCCATGTTGCCTAGGTCATGAGCCTTGTTATGTGCCTGATGGGCGTTGGCATGGGCTAACTCTTGTTTACAGAACTGGTCGATCCGGACTTTTAAGTCCTCATCGCTAACTTTTTCTTTATAGTGCGAGGCAACATAAACAAATGCTTTTTCCCAAGCCGGGAACAGGATGCTCCATCCATCATAGAAGTGCGTTCTTACAGGATTGTTTTCGCACCAATACTTCATGAGACCGATCCTGGGTTCACCGAAGCCAACAAAGCCGCCGCCCAATCAAACCAATTGTCATAGTTGTCGGTCGATGGAATTGCTTCATTAGTAAAGATATCGATAGCCTTTAGGCCGTTGCCCCACAACTTCCAATCGGTGAGCTGGGTGGGTATTTCCAATTGTTGAGCCGTATATTGCTCGCACATCAAGGCCGCCCAAGATTCAAAGGTATGGAACCGTGGGTCATAGATTAGGGGTTGCCCCGCTTGGGCAGAGATCGTCATGAGTAGCCTCGGACATCACCAATATCTGCATTCAGGATTACTCGACCAAGTTGATAGTTACCTCCGACCACATTGGAGGTGAACTTGAGCCTGAGCTCCCGGCGCTGCTCTTTCATATCGATCTTGCCGGTGGTTGGGTCAAAAAAGAACGGCGAGGAGTCTTGGTCAGCAATTTGGGCGTATGGCCTTCCGGTCACTATTAGGCTCATTTGGCCGTTTTGAACGAAGTCCGGCTCTACCCGCTCAAGCCTGATCCAACGGTTTGCCCCTTCCATGGTTGGTTGCGATGGGCCACCGGCCACCCAACCCAAGTCTGAGGTCTCAAAGTAAGACTCAATGGCAACCACATTTTGGCCGTTGATGGCATCCACCCCGACTTCGTGCTGGTAAATATCAATCCGGTTTTCCGGAGTCTTAAAAGTAATATCCCCGGTTGCCGTGGCTACCGGAGGGTTAGACAAGGTAATGACAATCACCCAAAGGTTAGTCACCGGAACCGCAAATCCCGATCCGCTACCCCCAAGGTTTGTATTGCTTGCAGAAAGAGAGTCTCCGACCTCATAACCCGCACCCGGATCAAATATCGTAACGGCGGTAACCGCACCCCCGGAGACTGTTATATTGGCCGTAGCGCCCGCTCCTGAGCCTCCTGTGAGGGGGACATTAGTGTAGACGGCATCGACATACCCAGACCCCGGCGTAATCGCTCCTATGGTCTCTATACCGCTTGATTGGATAGCCGTAATCGTTGTGTTATTGGGTATATCCAACCCCTCAACCACATCGTTGACCCGTAGCGATCCGTAATAGGTATCGGTGGTCAACTTATCCAAACCGTTTGTGTAAGAAAACGAAGCGGTCAGGCGGGTTTCTTGGGGCAGAACATCCCAATCGGCCTGAATTGGAAAGGCGAAGACCTGAGAGAAGTACCCCGCCGACCTTCTTGCTCCTATAGCCTCGCCAGCGTCATACCAAGTGTTTTCCCTAATGTTGTAAATAATCGCATCGTTACACTCAGTTGAGTTACCGCGGGGGTAGAACCACCACACCTCGCCAAATCGAGGAACCTTGGTTACCCATACCTTTTGCCTTTGGGAATAGTTCAGATTGTCAAAGAACCAGTTTTGGTTCATCTGATTGGGTATCTCTTTCACCACCCCGTTATAGAGCAAAAACCGATCCGTTCCGCACCAATAGTAGACCCCATCGTATTCAATAGCGGATTGGGAAGACAGAATTGATGACTGAGACGAGATGATGTCGTACCGCCAAAATGTGGGCGGAGCAAAGTTTCCGGTGCCAGCTACACCCAAGGATTGGGGGTTGTAGGACACCCTGACTAGCGAGTCTAGCGACCAAAAAAGCCCTGATGGGGCGTTTGAACCACCCCGAACAGGTAGTCCTTGGATGATCTTTCCGGTGGCCACATTGGTCTCGTTGGCATCGGCAGACACCCAATCTTGGGCATTACCCGCTGAGCAGTTCCTGATCAGGCCATTGTTACCATATACAAATACATAAGGGTGAAGGGATACCACCCCGCCAGATACGGTCACATTGTTATTAAAGGTTGCGGTCACCGTTGCCGATGCGGATGCATTGTTTGAAATTACAACCGCCGTTCCAGAGACCGAAACCACGGTGGTTGAAGCCGGAATTCCAGCCCCTGTGATCGTTTGGCCGGCACCAATTAGAGTGTTGGCCGCAGCCAAGGTCAGGTTTGGGGTGCCAGTTGAGGTTGTAACTGAGTCAGTAAAAACACCTATTTGACTCATTGTTGTGCCGTTAATGTCTCCAATCAAAACCGGGCTATTAGTTGTGTTGTCGATTGCCCCAAGGTTTTGGCCTGGGTGGGCAAGCAGAGAATTTACCCCCGCTCCGGCAACATCGTAGAAGCCATCGAACTGCCAAAGGTTGGTTGATGTGGCCGTAAAGTTAGAAAGGGTGAAGTTGTTTACCCCGGCACCCACCCCGTTGTCATCGATGATGAGCTCTTGAAGGCCGCTTGAATAACCGGAAAAGACAAAGTTAAAGCCGTTTTGGGGGTTGACCCAAACGCCCCTAGATGGCCCCAAAAGTTCATTGGCGATAACCCGATAGCCCCCGACTTTACGAGGTCGGCCACGCTGAAACCTTACCCAACGGCCATCGTTGTAGTACTGCTTATCGAATACCGTACCATCCCGCTGGATACCGGCAAGAGTATCGAGGGCGAATACCTTTTGCGTCATTAGAATGTTCCGCCAAGCACACCGCCGCTAAATGTCCCGGTTCCCGTGACAACGATCCCTGAGGAGGTTGCCCTAAACCTTTGGGTTCCCTGAACCGTAATTCCAAACTGCCCTGTAGCGGGTCTATAAATGCCCGTAGTAGGCTCTGAGGAAAAGGATAGGGATGGAGATCCAACCGTTCCATCCGTGATCGACAGGGTCACCGTACCGGCCAAAATGGTCGAAGCGTTTAGAAGATTGACTGAGTCGCAAAGAAGAATAACCTGTTGGCCAGCGGGAACGACCGCCGCCCCGGCTCCTGGCAATCCGGTGGTTATGGTGATATCAAAATTTGATGCCGTGCCATCGGTTTGGTTGGTTACATAATAAACCTGAATGGTCTGAGGCACCTCAATGGTGACATTGCCGGTCAATGTGCCCGTGTACTTTTGGATCACATTGGAGGCTTCCGAAGGGGTCAAGGTGTAGGTTCCGGTCGTTACCGCCTTGGTCAGCTGGGTAAAGTTAAATTCCGCTCCTCTACCAATACCCACCGTAAAGAACCCAGACCCTGAACAAATCAAAAAGCAAGAATCCGAAGGTTGTAGGTTTAAAGAGGCGTTACCATCAACCAATTCGCCGCCGGGAGGGGTCAGGGATAGGGTTCCTGTACCGCCATTTCGGATTACCGTGAACCAATTGTCCCCAAGAGTAAGGGAAGAGGTCAGGGTAAAAGTCCCCGTGCCCCCTGTCCAAACCAAGGTTTGAGCTCGATCTGTGTCTACTACCGTGTAATTACTATTAATTGAAATAACCGGATGAGACTGATTTAGGGTGTTGCCGCTTGCCAAAAGGCCGTATCCGGCAAGGGTGGAGGCATCCACATTGGATGTGCCGACACCGAAAGCAATGACCCCCCAGGTTCCCGCCGTGTTGGGGTTGGTCTCAATATAGATGTATTTAGCCTGTCCGGCGGCTATGGCAACAATGGTGTTCCCATCAAAGTCAGCCACCGTGAAGGTATTTGCCCCTACATTTCGGATCAGGGCATCGTTACCCACCGAAGCCTGATTGGCAGGCGGCATATCCAAGCGCAGGCCGGCCGCCGTAGCCGTGACTTCCATAATCCTAGCGGCATAGTCATCGGTCGCATTGCCGTTGATTGGCCACTCAAGCTGAAGGTTGGCAGACAGGGTTATCGCCCGATAGGCGACATCGGTCGGCTGAACCACATTACCGGTAAAAGGCGAGTTATAGCTCATTATGAATCCAATACGGTGGCTTGACGATCCGCAATCCGTATGAGGTCTTCAGTCTTCAAGACATTGACAATCTTGTCGTACTGACCCTGCCACATCGGAATGCGCTCATCGTTTTTAAGGAAAGGCATGGCCTGCAAAAGGCTCCCGTAAAGCATGGCTTGGGGAGCATAAATCGTGAACCAATTGGTCTGATTTGAGGAATCTAGGGGTTGGAGCCGCTCGTAGTACAGAACCTCAAAGTTGTACGCCGAAGCCGGAGTTGGGGCTACCAACCAATGGGTATAGTCATAGTCACAGTAGAACTTGGGGACATCCGTATCCGTAGGATCAGGCCAATATTCCCTCAAGTACTCATATTTACGAAGTAATACGGGGCGGCGCTCTCCGGCCACAACCACATTCATAGACACGGTTTTGTGCCATCTAGCGGGCTTATCGATGACCGCTTGGGAAGCCACCATAGTGCTTTGCTGAACCGTAAGGTTGCCCAAGAACTTGATCTCTGCGGCCAAGACCTGCTCAGCGAGCATGATAAAGGTGGGGATCTTATCTAGGGTGGCCTGATCGGTTCGCTCTAAATAGGTGGAAATATCATCCACCAAGGAGTCGTAGGTCATTACGGCCGCAACGGTCATTACCACTTCCCTTTCTTAGCCTTGGCTCCAGCCATATTGGCCACCAAGGAGGGATACTTTGTGCCGGTTTTTTTAGCAAAAGCCTTGGCCGCCCGCTTTTGGTTGGGGCTAAGTTTCGATGGCTTTCCTAGCCCTTTGGGGCGCTCTTTTTCCCAAACTTCACTCATGAGAAGCTCCTTGTTCCGCTTTTGTCAATTATCAGGGCTTGTCCGCGAGGCTGCATCTCAGGTGCGTTTGGCACCGAAATATGAGTCCAAGAGTCAAACTCTAGAATAATCTGATCAAAGGCTACTTTGGAGGCCATGCAGGCTTCTACCACCTCCCGTGGTGTCATCCCCGGAACTCTGAGGTCAGCCGCACAGCCAAGCCGGTGCTGCGACGAATCTTTTGAACCGACCGCATCATTTACTGCTTTTGAGCGGTAGGCGCTATTGATCATCACGGCTTTGCCGCCTATCGCTTTTTTGACCTCTTGGAGGAGGCCGGCAAGGCGTTTGAGGTTTTCGATTTCAGCGCCATTAGGCGTGTTTTCAACGCCAAGGCGAACTGCCGTATCCGAGCGAGTAAGTTCTTCATAAGTAAAGTTCTCCGATAATTTATCAGTTGGGTTCATTTCTTTTCCAAAATCTCATCTAGTTGCTTGCTCTTTTCTTTGGAACCAGCCGACGAACCAAAGTAATAGGAGAGGATTTGGGTTACTGCCGCCGACAAAACTCCTAAGATGTAGATCAGGATGTCCTTGGCGGCCGGCTTGACCTCAATAAAGATCAAGATTGCAAAAAGGACAAACGACAGGGTAATGACCCCTAGGCTTAGGATTGAGTTGATGTTTTTGGTGATTGGGTGGACATCGGCTTTTGCCATCTCAGCCTCACGACCGCGAGCTGAGTCCCGGTCTTTGGCCTCAATCTCCATCCTTTTGACATCGGCCTCTAGGTGGGCTAACTCACCCTTTTGGGCTAATTCTAAGAGTTTGGTTTGGGCTTCAGCTTTTGCCGCAGGGTCAGGCAGTACGCGGTCTAAGACCTTCTCGCCAATCTTCAGGATGGTATCTAAACCAATCATTTCTTACTCCTTGAAAGCATGGTTGCGGCAATATTAAGCATCGCCTTGGTTTGGTCTAAATCAGCGGGAGGGGTAGCCCAACCCACGGTGATCTGTCCTACAAACCTACTTGGCTCAGGCGGGACACTAATCCTGCACCCAAACCGCATACCCTTCTCGATGTACCACAAACCAATCTCTGACTGCGCCGCCTTGTATTCCCCGCAAGGAATCGTTCCTGCCATCAGCGCCACTACATCCTGGTTGTTGCCCTGGTTGGCGGTAAAGAGTCCGACATCCAGCCCATCATTCGTTTTGTCCCTACCCTCCTTGGTATACGCCCGATACTGCACCCGCGTTCCAAGTAGGGGGTTAACCTTAAACACCGCCACGGTAGTCGCACCCGTGGTCTTAAATAAGTGGGCTACGGCATCCTCAACCCGGTCTTCAACAATGTCCGGCAACTTCTGGTGTTCTTTATAGGTGCCTACGATTAGGTCTTTGTTGTCGTAAACCACCCAACCACCAAAGGCCAAGACCGCCATTAGGATCAAGGCAAACAACTTAAAGGGCGAGTCCACATACGCCAACACCTTAGAGAGCGTGTCATTAGCGTTTAGCTTCTCAGTCACCATGCCCCCGTTGCTTTAAGAATCCCGTAAAACACCGCCGCAACCGTAAAGATGATTATCCAAATCAGACGCTCTTCATGCCTTGCCCGTTGGAACTCATAGTCAAGCATCTTTCTTTCCTTACGCATTTGGCTAACTAAAGCCTTAACCTCCGTTACCGCTGGCTTGCCAAACTCCCGCTCCATGTCATCGTACATACCCTCTTCGGCGGCACGGATCTTTCTGACTTCACGGTACTCCTTGGCGGCATCAACGAAAACTAAATCACCGCGCCTTTGTAACTGTAACTGCTTCTTTTTCCACGCAATCCTAGCCTTGGCTTCCTCATCGAGAAAGTTACTAACCTCCTTGCCGGTCTCCTTGATCTCCCGACCAACTTTGATGGCTTCTTTGATACCCCCAAGGGCGGCTCTTGCGGATGCCGCCGGATCGGTAGGGTCCGGTAAGTTCGACATGAGCAAGCTCCGTAGACATTTTTACAGACCAAATAACTTCTTAATAAACTCAGCGGCAACGCCAGGGCCAAATAACACCGCAAAAATCGTTGCGTAAAGAAGATATTCAATCTTGCTCATACGCTTGTCCCCATCCTTTAATTGATGGGAAATATGCTCATACCTCTGAGCGCAAACCGCTTCGTGAACGGCCAATCGAGTTTCCACAGACTCCTCCATGATTAGGGCAGCGTTCCAATAAAGGCTTTAGCCGCTTGGGCAGTCATCACATTGCCAGAAGCGTCTTGCAGTTCTGCGCCAGCCGTGACTGCCTTCTTAAACTCTGCGTAGTCTGTGTTGGCGGGGTCAAATGGGATGTTGGAATTGCCATTTAAGTTTACAATTACGCAAAACATATTTGAATATTGGTCTTTAATTTGTTTATACATTTTATAACTCGCTTGCGGCTTCCCAAGTAAATCGGGTGTAAGTATTTGCTGTTCCTGAAGTTACTGCAATAAAACTAACCTGTTTTGCTCCAATGTTTGTTGCTGTTGCGCTGCGGTCTGTTCCGCCACTACTTACTTGCCCTGCCGTTGTAGACCCTTGCGCTCTTAAAGTAACTGTTGGCGCAGCCCTCATTGGAATTTGAAAAGGAAATCCGCTGCAATTTCCATCTCCCCAAGAAAGCAAATGAATAGCGTCAGAAAGTGATGTTGAAACTCCGGGTTGATTTCCAACATTAAAAGAGTTTTGATAATACCGTAAACAAAGTTGTAACTCACGCCCATAATCTATGCGCTCAAACGGTGTAGCAACAGAGCCTACTTCGAGTTGAACGCCTGTGATGTACCAAGTGGCATTGAGAGTGCCGATAACATTTGTTGCTCCAGTTGCGCCAAGATAAGTAGCGCCAGCCCATGAACCAGCAGTTCCACGATAAGTTGAACCCACTCCTAAATCAAAGTGCAGTCGAATACCAATACCTGTTGTGGTTAGCCATGTTCCACTAGTGTCACCAGCAATGGTTACTGTTTTGTATTCGTAAGTATTTGCTGCTGAAATTGTATAAGTAAACGGATAAGAACGATTTTGTGCGCTATTAGAAATAACCCCACCAAATGTTCCTGTAAGGCTTGACCGAACCCAAAACGACAAAGTAACTGTTTTGGCAGATGCCGTTCCCCACGCTAAATCAGCAACATTTGTACCTTCAATATATTGGTTAAAAAGATAAAACTGAGTAGCACCTATGCTTGCATCTGCTGTTGTTACAGTAGCGATGACGGAGTTTACAAATCCACTTGGAGCAGTAGATGATTGTTGTAAAGTAAACACGCCATCAGTTGCTTGCCCAGAACCAAAAAACCTATCTACAGGAAAAAATGTGCCAGTTGAATTTACAGTAATCGCCGCACCAGCGTTCCTCTGGTCAATCCTCATGTCACCATTGATGATGCGGTTGCGGAAGCCCTGCAAACTATCCGCAGTAGGGGTCATGCTATTTATAGTAGCGGTATTGCCACCACTAGCGTCTAAGATTGCGTTTGCTCGTACTGTACTCATTATTTAGCCTCCAATGCGGCTACTTTGGTTTCTAGGGTCTCGATGCGGGTTGCCTGTGCATCGTTGATTGCTTTGAGTTCTTGGATTGCTGCAGTCAGAGTTGCCACCAAGAATGAAGTATCAACCCCCTGATACACGGGAACCTCACGCTCCTCATGAACTGCTTCTACCGCAGGGGTGAGTTCGTTGCCTTCGTCATCATAGGTTGCTGGTACTGCGGGAGAGACTTCTACCTGACGAATCTCTGTTGCGTCTTTCTCACCAGTCACACACTCAGGAACTACATCTTGCAACTCGTGAGCAATAAAACCTTGACCATTTGAGCCGTCAACATTCCATTTATAAGTGCAAGGTTTAAGCAATGCTACCTTTGCCAGTGCGCCTGTCATGGGTGCAATGGTGTTCTTTAGGCGGTAGTCGGAGGAGGTGTTGTAAATGGTGGTAGTCAATGTTGTGCTAATTGATCCTACCGTAGTACTGTTGCGGGCAAACACAATAGTAAATTCAGTACCAGCAGAAGAATTTTGGTTGTGAAAAACGGAATAGGCAACCGTTCCATTAACCGTTGTGACGTTAAATTTATCATTGAACAGGCGACTCGTCGTCCCCACCAGCAAGTTACCGTTGGGGTCGATACGCATCGTTTCACCAACGGTTGTATTGGAAAACATTAAATTGTTAAAAGCGCCCGAAAACGGGTTTGAGTTTGCGAGTGTGATTCCGCTAGTTCCGTGACTGATTTGCAGTGTCGTGTTGTTTGTGCCATCATTTGAAGCGAAACTTCCGGAGACACCGTTAGAGCCTCGTGATACCGTTAGCGAGCCACCTACAACAGACAATCTATTGGCTCCCGGCGAATTTGTACCAATCCCCACATTACCGCTGGAGTCGATGGTTAACTTAGTGCCAGCAGATGCCCCGCCATAAATCGAAAGGTCAGAATTTGCACCATTGTCTTGTGCAATAAACGACCACACTTGACCTGTAATAGTGTTAGAACTAAGATTTATGCCGCCATACCCAGATGGGTTGCGTGTGAGCACTCCATAGTTAGTTGTGTCACCAACAACCGTCAATTTTCTTGTAGGCGATGTAGTCCCAATACCCAAGTTACCGCTGGAGTCTATCCGCATACTTTCCGCACCACCCTCCGTAAAGGCAATGGTATCTGCGGCAGGGGAGAAGATTCCTGTGTTTGTGTCACCTGTGAAGGTAATAGATGGTGTTGAAGCAGAGCCAGCAACAAACTCAATGGTCTGTGATCCGCCTGATGTTAATATCGTGCCGGAAGTTTGTGGAAGCGTCAGCGTGTAGCTTGTATTTGAATTAGGCGCAGCAATGGTAAATGTACCTGTACCGCTTGCGTTACCCTCGAGTGTTATTTTAGACATTATTTGTCCTCCAACGCTGCGAGTCGTAAAGGCTCAAGGTCTTCTGTTGTCCAGAAATCCTTTGCCAACATGATTTTCAGATGGTCACGATTCCTCTGCAAGAAATCTGCCCAGTCTTCGTCTGTCATGCCTTCGGGTTGTCCTGCGTTGATGAGGTTGACGGAATCCATTGCGGCACTGAGGTGCTGGGCGATTTGTT